CGCCGCCAAAGCCGCCGCCGCCATCACTACCGCCGCCGCAGCCGCCGCCTTGACCGCCAGTGCCCGAGCCCTGACTGCCGCCAAAGCCGCCCAGACCGCCTACGCCAAAGCCAGCCTCACCACCGCAGCCGCCGCCGCAGCTACAGCCGCCGCACGCGCCGCTACCGCAGGAATCGCCTGAGCAACCGCAACCGCCGCCAGCGCCGCAGCCAGCGCCGCAGCCTCCAGCACATCCGCCGCCGTCACCGCTGCCGTCACCGCTGCCGCCATCACCGCCACCGCCGCCGCCGTCGTAGTAGCGGATGCCGTTGCCAGTAGCCGAACGGTCAAACAACTCCGTGATATCGCCATCCTGCCTGTACCCACGCGCCCGCCGACCCTGACGCGGCGTGCGAATGGTGGGAGGGTTCTCACGATCTCGCCGGTAGAAGAAGTTGGAGGGACGCGGCTCTTCTAGCTGCTTGATGGTCTCAAGATACTCGGGCGGGATATCCATCATCGGCAGCAGCGAGGCCGCCTCATCCGGGGTCTGCCGGTCGTCGGCCAGCCCCGGAAGCCCATCGGGGTGATGGGTGTCGGCCTTTTGCGTCAGCCCACCTTCCGCGTACTTGGATTGCTTGGTCTGGGAGAGGCCGATGGCGATGGCCTGCTTGCGATCCTTGACCCTCGGGCCGGTCTTCGACCCGCTGTGAAGCTGCCCCCGCTTGAACTCGCCCATGACCTCATGCATCCCAGCTTGCTTCTGGGCCTTGGTCTTCATGGGTCCGAGGGGCATAGCCCTATGTCCTAGTTCCGGTGAACGCTGCCTTGTCCTTGGTCGTTTCAACCGCCGCCATCGTGGATGGCTTCTCCAGTATCTCCAGCGCCGCCAGCAGCGCGCGCCGGTTCTGGTAATCAACGAAGGACCGCTGAGCCAGATTGGCACCTAGCCTCATCGCATCGATTCTCGCCAGTTCCGCCTTAATCTCCTCGATCAGGCCGGGATCGGCGGCCAAGGACGTGATCTGGACCGGCGTGTGCATGACATCGCGCTGGTAGGACTGGCGCAGATACTGTCTCAGAAGCGGTCTCATTAGAGTGGCCCCAACATTCTCTCGGATATCGCCTGATGCAGCCGGTGGATCGCCTGCACCGTCAGCAGCAGATGCTCGTGGAACTGGAAGAGCCATTGCTCCTCCGGGTCTTCGTCTGATCTCTGGGTCGTCGGCAGCCCAGTCGGTCGCTGCTCCGACCACAGTGATGACATCTGTCCGTGAAAATCCGGGACCGGGGGGTCACCAAAAGCCATGTCACGCTCCCAATACCTTCCACGCAGTTCCGTTGTGCCAGATCAGCACCGTGTGGAAGCCGCCGGGGGTAACCACCTGCCCCCACCCGTTCGCGCCGCTATCACTGATACAGCAGATCATGCCAGCAGTCGGCTTCTCGGGAAGCTCCAAGAACGTCACAGGCGTCATGGAGTAGCCGGTCGAATGGGCAATCATATCCGCCAAGGAGTTGAACCCCTGCGCCATCAGAAGCTGCGTCTGAATGATCCGGTCGCCCCTCATGGACGTTTCCCTGCCGGTTTGAACCGCAGCAACGTCGCCCCCAGACGGGCGGAGAACCCCTTGCGTGGCACCCAATCAAATCTTGCCGCCATGTGCCGACCGCGCGCCCTTGGATTGAAGAACTGCGTGGTCTCGGTCATCGACCAAGGGCCATAGCTGCGCTGCTTGGAGGCCGCGTAGCCCAGCGTGCGAAGCGTCAGGTTGACTGCCCCGTTCTTGCCGAACCACTTGAAGTCGGGCTGGCACTGATCAACCATGGGGATGGTCGTGCCATCACCAATCTCGGCATATCCCGTCTCGATGAACACGCCACGCATCGGCTCGTCGTCATCGTCAAAGCCGGTCTCGTGCTGCTGCACCCGGTAGTTAAAGTCAGCGCCGAGCGGCGGCCCGAAGATGTTGGTGTTGATCCACGCCGTGCGCGGCAGCTTGCCGCTGTCCCAAGCAGGCCCGCTGGTATTCATCTTGACGTAGTGATCGGGCTCGTTCGACAGCACCGTGCCATCAATCAGTTCGACGCCTTTGCGATAAGGGTCGCTGAGTGACGGATGATAGAACGTCACCTCATCGGCAAATGAGTTCGCGCCAGCGTGACACTTATTGACGTTCGCCTCATCCAGATCGAGGAAGGCATAGTCCCAGACCGAGCACTCCATCGACTGCACGCCGCTATCCCCGAACTTCCAGAACCCATCCGCCCCGCGCCAGTAGGTCGTGCGCCCTAGCGTGGCCACCGCGTGCGGTGCGACCAAGCCACAGCCAGTACCCATGATGGTGAAGCCGTAAACCAACGGTGGCCCGATGTAGCTCATCGACCACACGTCGGTATCGGTGAAGATCAGCGTGGTCTGCGGCGCTTGGATCGCGCCCATGATCCGGGAGCCACGCGACAGCCGAGCACTGCCAGCCTGATTGCCAACCGCCGCTATCCAGAGGTTCTCATTGCCTGCATCGCACCAGCGGATGAGCAGAGGATCGATCAGCGGATCCTCTATGTCCGAATTGGTTCCCCAGATGATGATCTGCGCCTGCGGCATGGCCACAAACATGCCATGACTGCTGATCGGCGCTTCTGCAACCGGCGCTACCGAGGGCGGGGGGAATGGATTCGGCAGCGGCGGCGGCTTGTAGATCAGCAGCGGCCCATGGGTCGCGAGGGCAAGACCGAACTCGCCGAAGTTATCGAGGAACCATGTCGCCTGCCGGGGATCCGGCAGCGGCACGCTGGTGGCAAGATCATACTGGGTGCCTCCAACGAATAGCTGCAGCCCCTTGTCAGTCCCGACCAGAAGACCCTTGCGGTCTTCCAGATCCAGCCAAGCGTGCATCCTGCGGATAAAATGCGCGAACGGATTCTGAACCAGCCTCTTCCAGCCCGCGTACTTCTCCACAAAGCCAGAGCGCCAGCGAATGAGATTACCGGTCCACCAGCCCCCACTCGCCCCCGTCTGCGTGGTCTGATTGTTGAAGCCGGGTGGCGCTTGGATCTTGACCAGCCCCATCAGCCTGCTCCCGCTGCAGCAGGATTACCCATCGCAGGCACAGTGCCCTTCATGCGCCCCGCCTCCAGTTGCGCACTGGCTCGCAGCGCCTCGTACATCCCGTTCCAACTCATCGCCTTCTGCGGATCATCCGCCTGCGCACCGAAGTCGCGCTGGTAACCGCTGGCAAACACCATGCAAGCGGCACAGAAGAGGTCGGCGTAGTTGACCGACAGGAATGTCTCGGGGTTGGTTGCGGACAGCAGCAGAGGCCTGATCACCCCGAAATACTCGACGGCATAAGCCTTGTCCGGGGTCGGCATCAGCCGGATGCTGTAGGACACCTGCGTGATAAGCTCGGTAGTGGCTCCGCCAACCATGGCGTACTTCTCTGGCACACCGCGCGGCGATGGCACCATCCTGTTGGATTGAGGATCGTACCGGCTGTTCGACCAGAACATATCCAGCGCCTCGGGACTGATGCGCTCCAGCGTCTTGCGTGATGTGCTGATCTGCCAGTCGGGACCAGCCCAACTGTACCCGGTCGGAACCAGCACGCTCATCTCCCGCAACACCACCACCGTGCTCGGGAGCGGGGTCTCGCGATTGAATGGCGTCAGCGTTCCCGCGAGGACAGTTGTCGTCGCGATGAACTCCAGTTCCCGGTAGATCCTGTTGTCGGCATACGTGAACATCAGCGGGACGATGCGCTTGAAGTTCTCGTCCTCCTGATTGAGCGGGATCTCCAGCAACGTCTGAAGCTGCTTGAGCACCTGATCGTAGTTCATTCGACCGGCTCCCCTTGGATGTGCGACCACAGGGACAGCTTGTTGTCCATCGAGGTCGTCACCACCGCCCGCACCGTGTACGTCACATCGGGTAGCAGCCCCTCGATGCGCTGCGTGGTCGCGGTCTGCATCGTCGTCCCTTCCGGGACCACCAGCACCGGATCGCCGACAAGATGCGAGTTGGGGTCCGGGTCTATCCCGTCACGGACGATCACCTCCCAGACCGCCCCCGTCAGGGCCTCGCCCTCGCGCATGTCGTTCACGAAGTCGAGGCCGTAAATCAGGCTCTCGGCCTGCTCGACTGGGCTGAAGTCGCGTCCCGCATATGCCATGTCAGGGCCTCAACTCCGTGATTCGCCGCTGTTCTGCGACCAATGATACCACTTCCGGGTCGATATCCTGCAGCCCGGAGGTGTCCTCGACCTCGTTCTCCAGCCACGTCACCCGCCCACCCAGACCGGACAGCCAGATTGTGCGCTGAACCTCGTTCCGCAGCCCCTCCCCAATCTGCTCCCAGAGCAGGGTCTCCAAGAAGTACGCCGTGTCACTCCCGCTCTCCTGTGCCGCGAGGATGCCGTGGATGACCCCCATGGCATCGCCAGAGAACGCAGCCGTGTCCCCGTCCTCTCTTGCAGACAGGACGCCAGCGACCGCAACCACACCTTCAAAGAACGCATCGTCCGCGTACTCCATCGCGGCCATGGTTGCGCCAATGCGAACCTCAACAACGAACCTCGCGGTGTCACCACCACGGTTATCCATGTCGGCGGTGAAGATGGTCATGTCGGCAGTAACGAGAGTGGAGTCGGCAGTCGGCTCCTTGAAGCCGTAGACGTTCCCGGACTCGAACGCATTGAGGATGCCGACCTTCTCGTTCGACATCGAGCGATAGCCCTCGAACGCGAGGACATCTTCGCCCATCTCGGTCGCAGCCAGCGTGCCGACAGCCCCGAGCTTGCCGCTGAACGCAGCGGTGTCGGCACCCTCGGTCGCCGCCAGAACAGCAGCCCACCCCGCCGTGGCAGCAAACGCAGCGGTGTCAGCGTCCTCGGTAACAGCCAGCGTGCCAGCGACCAGACCACTGACGCCGTGAATGTTGGCAGTGTCAGCACCCTCGGTCGCAGCCAGAGCACCGACAACGCCAAGCCCACCGCTAAACGCCGCAGTGTCCGCACCCTCGGTGACAGCCAGCGTACCGGCAACAACAGCCCCGCCAGCGAACGACGCAGTGTCGGCAGCCTCCGTTGCTGCCAGCGTGCCGATGTTGGGCTGGGACACAACGGTGCCAGCAAACGCCGCAACGTCCGCCGCCTCCGTCACGGTCAGGACGCCGTATCGCTCGGAGGCCTTGCCCGCGAAGGACGCGGTGTCAGTTACCTGACCAGCGGTGTTAACGCGCGTTATGTTGTCGTCAGCGGTGTAGAGCGTCGAGTCTGCGCGCAGCCAGACCGCACCCTCGTAGGCTTCTATTGTGCCAATAGGAGACAGGTTGCCAGCAAAGCTCGCAACGTCAGCAACTTCGGTCGTGCCAAAACTGCCGTAGTTGGTGTTGGAGATACCGGAGAAGCCCGCACCATCAGCCGCCTCGGTTGCAGCCAACGTCCCCGTGATGATGGGAACCGTGCCCTCTCTAAAGGCGACGTAGATGTTGGTAGAGACACATGGGGTGACGATAGTCGGGTCAGAGGTAAGTGAGGCTGGTCCGCCGGGAGTGTTCGTAAAGAGAAACTCGGCAAACGCCGACACCTCCCAGTTCGCTGTTGCCGCCTGCAGTCCGCTTACAGCCAGTCCGAACGAAGACCAGTCAGCGGTCACGCCATATGTCGCATTTGCGCTGGTGCCGACATGCCTCCCTGCACTGCTGCGGATGCGCAAGCACTGGAACCCATAGCCACTCGAAACACTCATCGCTGGCGGGTCAACAGCAGCGGTCTGGAAATTACTTGTCCAGCTATCAACAACTACGTTCGACATTCCTATCGAGAAATGCCGAGCTATGATTGCAGAGTGATCGCTCTCGGTCGGAGAGTTGAACCCTGCCCAGATTGTGGTGCCAGACGGGTACGGCTTGTCAGCAATCATCCACCAGAGCGTGCTTGCCACTCCGGTCTGCGAGCCTGTTCCGGGCTGATTGCCTCTCTTGTCCTGAAACAGCGTGCCAGTCGGGCCGCCCATTCTCAGGGCATACGTTGACATGTCGATGCCGGAACTAGTCCCGTTAACATCGACGGCAGTAACCACAACAATGAGTTCGCCAGCCGCAACAGCGGCTGACGTGGTCATAGTCAGCGATGATTGATCAGCGTTGTGCGAGCCGCCGATGCCGAGAGAACCGAGGTCGGTGATGGCCATATAGCATCACCTTCCCCTGCGCTACGCTGGCCCGGTGTTGGCGAGCATCCGCAGCAGCACCTTGAGCACCTGCCTCATGGCCGGTGGATTACCCGCATAGGCCTCAACCCAAGCGTCCATCTGCGCGATGGTGCCGTCCTTCAGCAGCGCAGCCAACTCCTTCCGCTCCGGGTTGTTGTTGATCGCATCGTTGCGCCGCATCTTGGCTTCCCGGATCGGAGCCAGCGCCTCCCAAGCCGCATCGCGCGCCTCGAACGCTGCGATCTCCTCCGGTGTGAGCGGCACCTCGACGCCATCCACCATCTTGTGGGTGTACACAGTGGCCATCTCATAGCCCTTTTTTCATGCCGTAGCAGCGGATCGTGGTGTTCCTACTGATAAGACCCGAGGTGCTTAGAAACCGCACACCCATGATCTGGTAGCCAGCATACGTCGGATCACACATCTGCCCGCCGCCAGTGCAACTGATCTGATAGATCGAGGTCTGCAGATGCGTCGTGTGCCAGATCGCGCCCTGAAAGAGCAAAGCCGGATTGGCCGAAACCTCGACATACCCGTACAACGGGTAGGCATACCCCTGCGCAGATCCGATACGGATGTAGTAGCTCTCGGCACCGCCTCCTGCAGCCTGCCCCCCAACACCAAACCCCACTGGGTTCGTCCAAGTATAGTACTGCGTCCACGCATAGCTCCCATTGCCTCCAACCCAGCCAGCACTGACCAGAAACTGCATGATCAGATTGGTATCAACCGTCACCATGACCAGATTTTTAATGTCGAACAGGTACACATCGTACTCGGACGAGAACCCCGTCACGAACTCTATCGTCGCCGGATCGACCCCCGTTGGCGTCTGCGACTGCAGCAGCTTGCTGTGACCGAGCCTGACGATCTCTGTGTAGATGTCCCCTGCAGGTTTGGCCGCCATCACGCACCATTCCTCAAGCCGTAGAGCGTGATGACGCCGCCGTAGATGAGCCCAGCACTAAACCCAAACCTCACCCCCCTGATGAACGGAAAACTAAGATCACCGCCCCCGCCAAACGTCTGGCCGATGACAGACCATGTCGTCTGAAAGTTGAACAGCTTCACTCCATTGGCCGCAGAGCCAACTGTTCCGGGATTGAAGCCGACATAGCCGGTGACCCCCCTATAGGGGGACAGCCCCGTGTCGTTCTGTATCCAGTTTGTGGCTCCCCCCAGCGAGATATTGCCGTAGGCGTTGAACACACCACCTGCAACATACGTGCCTATTTGCCAGTGCAGCCCAGTTGAGACGAGGGTCGCTCCATCTTCGCTGACCTGAATGATGAACACACTTCCTGTGTCTGGCATCAGGCCCTCAAGCTGAAACACATACGAGCTATAGTCGTTGACAACCGCATCAGCGAACGGCGCGAAGAAATCTATCGCCGCAGAGTTGGAAGCCGCCTGCCGCATCAGCAGCTTGGCGAAGCCGTTCTTGATGGTTTCCTCGTATAGACTGGAGGCGACTGCCATGGTCACATCGCTCCCGTCTTCAGGCCGTACATTCGGATCGAACCTCCCGTCCAAACACCCGAATTGGGATAGAACCGCACAGCATCTGCCCCCGGATGATTGTCGGCATACCCACAGCCATTGAAGGTGTTGCAATAGGCGGAAGAACCTGTCTGGCTGTGCTGAACCAAGATGGCAGCGAACTGCGCAGGACCGAAGTACATGCGAACCCGGCCACTCATGGGGTTAGCTCCCCCTGTGAAGTTGCCATGCAGCGCAATGATGGCAGGGCTGCTGTTGTTGCCCGTCACGCTCACAGGAGAGATCGAACTGATGACAGTGCCGGAATATCTGTAGTTGATAGTAGACCAGCTTCCACCAGTGCCAATCTCAACCAGAGGAGTGGCGTTGACAGATGTCGTCAGCTTGTCGAGATCGAACCAGAACGTGCCGTATGTGCTGATTGGGATCGAGGTGAAGGCCAGTATTGCGGTGCTGGGTCCACTGGTATTGACCGTGAGCAGCTTGGCAAAGCCGTTCCTGATGGTTTCGTCATAGATAGTTTGGGCAACGGGCATTACAGCGTCGTCCCCATGAAGAACGTGCCCAGCGCAGCAGCGGATGCGTTGATGGCGTAGGTGTTCCCGGCAGTAACGCCATAAGCAAACACCTCGTAGTAATCCGTTCCATTGCAAGCATCCATGATAGTGATGAACACACCGGACGATGCCTCAGACACGCAGGAACCGCAAACATGCCGGAACAGCACGCCGTTCTTGTAGATGCTGATGAAGATCTGCGTACCAATCAGCAATCCAGTGTTGGCAGCAGCAACGCTGAAGTACACACCGGCACTAAGCTGGCAACGCCCTGCAGGCGGCGTCCAGCGATGCGTAGTGGTGTTGAACAACGAAGAGTCGTTATAGACGACACTCGCGAACTGCACCTTCGTCCAAACCTGAGTCACCACCCCAGTCTGGTCGGCGCTCGGATAGGCACTGAACCCAATCTTGGCAGGACCGCTATTCGCCTTCACGAACGCCGTGGTCGCAATCTTGGTGGTGTTGTCGCCAACAGTCGGCGTGACCGCAACCGAGCCGGTCGGCAAATCCACCGGGGAACCGAAGTAGATCGTGTTCCCTAATGGATTATTCGTGACCGAACTGTACCCAACATTCGCCGTGAAATTTATGAACGTGTTGCTGCTCGGCGCACCTACAGCGGAAAGACATGGCCGCCCGAAGCTTGCACTGTACAACGTGACCCCGGAATTGCCCTTGGATGTGATCACGATGCCAATGTCGGCATGGGCACCTTGAGCAATGATCTGCCCCTGATTGGCCGCACCATCAAGACGCAGACCATCTGTCCCCGCAGGCGGGGTAATGTTGAGCGCACCAGTCATGGTGTCGCCCGCCCTCAACACATAAGGAACGGCGGCACCACCACCATAAAGCTCGGTGAAGTTGGCGTTACACTTGGTGAATGAAGCCTTGAGGGTATCGCCCGTACCGTCGTTAGGCGCGGTGCCTACGTTGATGGTCTGCTGGGCCATGTCTAACCACCGAACCTGTCCTCGGGGTCAATCGCCTGCATTGTGCCGGTGATCGGCGGGGGCACCTCGCGACCATGCTTGCGATGCAACTCCGCTACCGCCCTCTCGATGTCCTCGAACTTCGCGCCGACACTTGCGTTGAGCAGCGCCGTAAGCTCTTCCTGAAAGCTAAGTGGCATGCGTGATCGTTCCGCTCGTGAGCGTGACCGTCTGACCACTGGAGATCGAGGTGTTGTTCAGATTGATGTCGCCGCCAGATGGAGCCGCCACTGTGAGGTTGTTCACCTTGGTGGTGCCGCCGCCATCCTTGATACGAGCAACCGCCGCCGTGCCAGTGTTGGACGCCACGCCCGACTTGGGCGCACCAGCCATGGTGATCACCCCGCCACTCTCGGTGAAGCTCGGGTCGGCGAAGACGACGGTCACCAGCACTGTGGCATAGGACGCACTGCAGATCTCCATGAACGCAGGCGAGGCATTGGCATCGATCTGCAGGATCGTGGCCGCCATCCGCGCGGACTTGGTGGGAGTGTCATAGTTTACGGCCATCTAACCCTCGCTTCTTCAGATAGGCCTCAATAGTCGTGGCAGGCGCACCCTCAAGAACAAGAAGCCTCGCCTCATGGTCATAGAGCGCAGCCGCTGGCGGCGAGGGCGGATAAGGCTGATCTAGCGGAATCGTCGCAATCACATTGTTACCGGCATCGATCTGCGCCTGTGTCGCACCGGGACCGGGCTCGAACGACCATGTCGCCCGCTCAGTCGCGCTCTCGCACTTTGCGCTCAGAGCGGGACAAACCTCGGAGATCGCATGATAGAGTGTTCCAGCGTCCATGATCGCCTCACATCCTGAAGGTAAACTGCAGGCCCTCGCCCAGCAGCGCGCCACCGTTGACCGTGCCGTCACCCCAGATCGAGCCACCAGCAGCAGCCACCCACTCCGTCGCCTGAATGAAGTGATGCCCAATCTGCGCCGGATAGACGTTGGCCGCTCCCAGCGTGGTGGTGAAGCTGCTCTGTCCAGCCCAGCCGCTGGGACCGGTGTTCACGTTCGTCACGTCATATCCCATGCCGATGACGATGCTCAGGCTGGTTCCTGATACCTGCGGCACCCAAACCGAGGCCTGACAAGCATCCTCGGCAAACCCAGAGATGAAGCTCACGCGATTGCCGACAGAGCTATTTAACGGACGAGGTACAACCCCGGTGCTCGCAGCAGGTGCCCAAGAAGTCGTGGTGTCAGACACTTGCGTCCACACATCCACGCGGTTGTAAGCGTTCCACACATAGAGATATGCCGGGACACCACCCAATCCCTTGCCACCTTGAACCCACTTCAGTTGCGAGGCCGCATCAGTGCGCGTGGTGCCGACATAGGTTCCACGCTGTGCGGCTGGCCCATTGGTGATCGCAGCATTGTTCACGTTGATGCCGTTGACCCGCGACAGCGCCGTGCCAGCCGAACGACTGAGGTCGTCCGTCCATGCAGGCCCGTGACCGAGCCGCACAACTGGCGTAGCCGGAACAGTCGAGTCCAGCCACACGAACCAATCATTCATCTGGTTAGGACCAAGCGGGGCAGGGTTCTTGGTGTTGTCGAGCGTGGACCCAATCAACTCGGTGAACTGGGTCATCTGAATGGTGGTGCCATCCCAGATCGGGATGCGGTTGCCGATGTAGGGCGTATAGAAGATCGAAGTCACGCCCGTGGTGTTGGTAATCATCACCGGGGTGACGTTCTGAAGAGTCAGCCGCCCCTGCGGAATTGCCTGATAGAGCGGGCTGGCGGGGATAACGCCGGGACCGGGATTGGTAATGCCACCCAGCACAGACGTGACCCAAGCCGTTGTCGCAAGGCTGGTGTCGTTGTCAGTAAGCAACAATGTCGCATTCGACCTTGGATCACCCGTGAACACTGGCGAGGCTAGCGGCGCATAGGCCGCCAGATCAGGACCAGCCGGGGGCGGAACAATCGCGCTGATCTGGGCGAAGTTGCGCTTCACCCACGCCGTGGTCGGAATGCTCAGATCGTTGTCCGCATCCGCTGGCGTCACACCGCGCGGATCGCCCGTGAACAACGGCGAGTTAATCGGCGCATAGGTAGCAGCAGCAAGCGTCTTGACCGCATTATCCGCCGCCGTCACAAACGCCGTGTTCGCCGCACTGAGATCAGCGTCACCGGGAAGCGCAGTCGGAACCTGCGGATCACCAGTGAAATGCGGATCGTTGATCGGCGCAACCGGGATCGGGTTGCCACCCGTATCCCTCGGGATAAGCGTGTACAGTTCAGCAAAGTTGGCGTTGACCTTGATGAACGCAGTGCGTAGCGGATCGCCAGTCCCGTCGTTCGCTACCGTACCGACATTGATGACTTGCTGGGCCATTGCTCCACCCGCTAGGTTATGTTGTCAGTACGGACAGTCGAGATGTCCGCTTTGACCGTTGGAACGTCCGCTGCGTAGAGATAGTCGGGATAGGCGTTCACGCTCACCTGCGGCGTCATCCCATTGGCGGCATCTTTCTTGATCGTGTCCGCCGTGTTGCCATCCGTGTAGATCCACGGGAACGGCGACATGTCCGCCGTCCAGAGCGTGGTGTCCGTCTCCTCCCACGTCGTACCCGCATAGTGCGGGGGCTCCGCCAGCGGGAACACATCCGTGGTCGGAGACATCGTGTCCGCCGTGATCAGCGTGGTGTCCGTGGTGTTGTCGTAGGCGTAGAGCGGCCCCGCGTCCGCCGTGGTGGTGTCGGTGTCAGCCGTCGCCTGCGTGTTGTCGCCCGTCGCAACAGGCGGCTCAATCGGCGGCTGCGGATTGACTATTGGACCCGGAGGGATCGGAACCGACCAGCCGTCCTTGTAGGTGCGCGTGTCGCACGTCGCACCCGTATCCGCCGTGATGTCATCGAACGCATCGACCGGCGGGAACATCACGCTCTTGAGATCGGCCTTGAAGACTGCCGTCGCCCCATCGGCGCGAGGCTTGAACACATGGCAGTGCACAGGCTCAGACCGGGGATTGAGGACCGGCACAGGATCTGGCGGCAGCACGATGGGACGCAGAGTAGGATTGGGCCGGTCGTTGCACGCCTCGCACACCAAGAACCCGGTGCGCTTGATGAAGCGCCCCATGTACTGGCTGTCCCATACCAGATCACGGTGGTTGTACATGAAGCCGCAACGGTCGCAGATCGCGAACGCCGCCGGTCGCTGCGGGTCTACCTTGGCGTGCCCTTTGGGTGCGAAGCTCCCCATCAGTACACCGATGAGGTGTAGGTGGCCAAAGCAGGCACGATGCGCAGTGGCGAGTCTTCCACATCGCGCTCCGCAGCCTGCCTGAACGTGGACACTGCCCGTGCAGCTAGCTCCTCCATCCGGGCAGGAGCCCAGATCTCGGCGCACTTGAACGCCAACGACGCCACGTAAGCCTCAAGGAAATGCCTCGGCACATCCGCCTGCGCCCCATCCCCGATAACCGCATCCTGCAGATGGCGCGCGCGGTAGTAGTGCAGCACGTACTTCTGATGATCGTCTGGCACCTGCCAGAGCGTGATCGAGGGACCAACCTGCTTGTTGAACCAGTAGACCGAGGGCGGCCCCACATCGTTCTTCTTGGGGAAGCTCCCGAAGGTGTCGCGATCAACCGAGGTCAGGATCCGGTCCTGCTGGTGTGCCCACTCGGTCGAATCCACAGTCGGCAGGATCCATTCATCCGCATCGATGCTCATGCTATCGACAGTGATGTCCTGCTGACCGGTGGTGATATAGGTCGCCATGATCATGATGGTGGTCGGATCCACGTTATACGTGGACTGCCCCGCAACCAGCGGCACACTGACCAGTTCCACCGTCCAGAGATTGACCTGCTCATTCGCCCACTCCAACTGGAGCAGGTTCGCCGCCATCGCCGCATCCTGAAGATGATCGACGGTAAGCTCGTTGCGCCGGATCTGGCACCGCCCATAGGCCGTGATGATCAGGTCAGAGAGCGCGGGGCTCCATGAGAATTGACCGCTGGCGCTGATCCCCGTCGTCATTTGCTGTTCCTCGCCTTGGTCTTCTTCTTTGGCGCAGGAGCACTCTCCACAGCAGAAGTGCCAGTCGCAGCAGGAACGCTCTCCCTCAACACAGTGCCGGTGACAAAGACAGGAATAGGATCAGACGGATTAACCGGCGGCGTACCGGTCGCATAGACGATAGGGATCGGCTGAGTTGGCGCGCGAGGATATCCGGCAGCTACCTCAACAACCCGCTGCGCGGCACCGGGGCCGACCTTGACCGAACCGTCAGTTATAATGACGACAGGAATCGCCGATATAGGGGCCAGCTTGCCGCTTCCCGTAACGACCGACATCGCGTTCATTGGAAAGATCGCCATAGCCCTCATTCTCGTCATTGTGCGGAGAGGCTGAGTAATCGCTGTGTCGGAGGACGGTTCCCAGCTTCACTCAACCTCTCCTACCCCGCGTGGTGAGCAGGGATCTCTAAGCCTTGCCGCCAATCTTCTTGATGCCGCCCTTCACCACAGGCTCCATATCATCCGCGTCCTGCAGCAGCTTCTTGTTTGGCGGCCCCTTCGGGAACCCCGCCTTCATGTCTCCCGCGTCAGCGCCAGTCTTGCCGCGCACGAAACCGCCGCTGCGGAAGTGTCCCGCACGGTCGGGCCGCTTGTTCGAGGTTTCCCCAGTCACCTTGGAATGGAACGTATTCGAGGTGACGTACTTGGGACCGCGCGATTTCTTCGGTGGCTCGCCGCCCTTGTACAGGACGTTCTCGCCCACGAACTCGTCACGCAGATCCCGAGGTGAGTTCCCGATGGGGCCTTTTGCCATTCAGGACACCCCTCAATTATCAGCCCATGTGATGGTGAACGTCGCACCAGTACCGGCACCGCCGGTCACGGACTGCGCAGGCGCTGGTCCGGGCTTCACAGCATTACCGGGATTGACGATGGACACGGCGGAGATGATGCCGCCCGCCGCCGTCGTGACCCGAAGAACGACGGGGCCAGTGTTGGCAGGCAGAGTGAGAGTGTCACCGACATTGTAGCCGGTGCCACCCGCCGTCACCGCCACTGACGAGGCTTTCTGCGTCAGCGAGGTCACGTCCGTTGCGCCGTCAATGTCGTCCTGAATGCCGGTCGGCGTGCAGAACGGCCCAGACGCAGGCCTCAGAGCAGGGTTCTCCAGAAACGGAACAGTGATCACTCCAAGATACGCACCAGTCTGAGCATTGAACGTGCCCAGATTGAAGCTGGTGTAGCTGATGCGCTTGGTGACAATCGCCGCTTGCGGACGCCGCGTCGGATCCGCGAAGTACCACACAGTCGTTCCGACCTGCGGAAGCATATGCCTCGGCATTGGGCTTCTCCCTTTAACCTAACCTGCCGCTCTCAATCAGCCCCGGCAGGGCGAGCTACGAAACCGGGAACGTGCCGTATACCGCGCGCCAGTCGAAGTACGAGAACGCATAACGCTCACGGCCTTTGACCTTCAGGTTGTCAGTGTCGAAATCCACGTACATGTCCATCTCGAACGGCACGCGGTCGTAGTAGATCAGCCCGCGCTTGTCGGTCTTGATGAACCAAGCGAAGTTCGAGGTCAGGAACTCGTTGACCATGTAGTCACGGAGACCACCACCCACATGCTTGATGGCGTTGACATCGTTGTCGTTGGTGCCGGGACGAAGTTCTGTACGAAGCAGTCTTACAGCGACTGGTTCCAACGCCGCTGGGACTATCAGAAGCTCGGCGCGCGCCACGATCTTGATGTTGCGCTCGTCCACCCACGTATTGCGGATGGTGGTCATCGCAGTGAGCAACGTGCTCTCGTTCAGGCTGACCTGTGTCGTGGGCATGTTGCCCACGGTACCGGTGTCAATTGGATGCGCTGAGTCGAACAGCGCCTTGCCGTCACCGCCGACCGTCTGGTCGTAGACGTTGCCGGTGTTGAAGATGTTGGCGGCGTAGATCTCCTTCGTGGTCGCGAAGACATCCTGCAGGCCGAGGTTCGATGGATTGAACTCGGCCTTGTACTGGTTGTCCTCGACGGCCTTCCGGGTGACCACGTAGCCGAGCGAAAGCTCCTTCATCTCGGCGCTGTACATCCAACGCTCACCTGCCCTCTCATCGAAGTAGGTGGAAGCGCCTTCGCCCTTCTCACGCGCGAGTGGCAGATAGGCCATCTGCGTGCGGCGTTCGAGCGCCATCTTGGATGATCGCTTCTCAAAGCAACGCGACCACTTGGTCTCGATCTTCTTGTAGCGCCCCTCGACCGCAGCCAAGCCGGGGAAAAGCTCGTTCTTGATTGATGCAAGATCAATAGCCATGACTCATTCCCTTCCAGCTTGATCCGCGTTAGACGCCGACCATCTGACGATAAATGTGATCGTTCCACGCCACCTGCACGATGTTGAAAGCCGTGGTGGCGTCGTAGCCGTTGCCGACCATCGGCGCTGGATCGCCCAGCGCAATGACGCGGAACATGGCGGTCGCTGACGCCGCAGGCGCGGCCAGCGTCCACTTGGAGAAACCGGTGGTGGAGGCAACGACAGTGGGATTGGCAGTCATCCCGACATCGGCGATGAGGATGGGGCCAGCCGTGGCCTGCACCTCGAACACCACATTCGGGTCATCGATGATGAAGGCATCGACCTCACCGACCGCACCGGCACCGGGCCAGTAGTTCGACCAGATCGGATAACCGAGCGAGGCCTGCAGGTAGTGACAGCCGACAAAGATGCCGAGAGCAGAGTGATCAGCTACCGTAGCGGGCGCGGCCTGCACATACCCGGACGGGAGCGCCTGCACCACGTCGCCGCGATTGAGCGCGGGCGCGTTGGTCAGCATCCTCCGGGTGTTGTGATTGCCGGTCCACGCTGCGCCATCGAGGCGCTTGATCGGGCGGAAACCGAACGCAGAATCAATGTTCGCCATAAGCTGGCTCCCCTTCTGAGGGTTACCGGCATTGGCGAGCTTCGCCGCAGTCCGTGTGTTTAGACCGCTAGCGGCATCCGAGCTTCGGACACCACCCCGAGCTACTCGGGGATTTCGATGGCCTCACGCGAGGTCTTGATGACCGGAGTGGTTCGCGGAGCCTGCCCATCTGGGGCCTCTGCCATCCGCAGGCGATGTACCTGCATGGCGCGAGTCGCGCGCACATAATCCTCTTGTCTTGCCTGCACTGTCAAGCGCATGGGCCTTTCCATCAGGATCATGTCGTTGACGATGACCGGTCCCTCGGTGCCAACGGGCGCGAATCTGTCGGGAAACATGCTGTGCGGCACGTTGCGCCAACCTTGATCGTAGTAAGCCCGCTGCAGTGAGTAGTCGCGCTTGCCGTAGGTCTCGTAGGTGTTCCACTGGAAGTCAGTCTCGCGCGCGATCTGCTCCGCCGTGCCGGTCCCGTTGGTCGGGCAATACACCCGCCTGATGTCATCGATGTCGTAGGGATTGATGACGGCATCGCCAGTCCGCATGCGCTGACGACCGTCGTCCGTGGGACGTATGTCGCCACGCATCTCAGGACGCACATCTTCTTCGCGCTGGATTGGTGAGGGTACCCGCTCCATCGGCAACTCCTATGTGATTGGTGTTATCCGCCCTTCTTTGAGCAGCTTGACGTAATTGGTGGCCCACTCGCTCGGTGTGACACCCTGCTCATCCGCCAGCCGCCGCATCTTGGGCGTCATGCGGAAGGTGCCGGGAGCCAGATTGTCGCTGCCGGGACCGGGACCGCGATCAACCGGCGCAGAATAGCCGGGGACGCGCGGGACCGATGTCCCGTTTTGCTGCGCAGTTTGAGCTTGACCGTTGCCCCCCAGTGACTGCTCGACATACCGGAAATACGCCTCGGTATCCACGGCATAGCCAGCATCGAGCGCCCTGTCGTGAGCATCGATGGCGATCTTCTTGAGCGTGCCGTCACCACGGATCAGATCGGGGTGCTTGCGCAGGAACGCCTGCGTGGCGGGAGTGCGATTGGCAATCGCCCGCTCCACCGGATCCGTTGGCGGCTGCGGTCGCTGCGGCTGTGTCTGCTGCTGGGGTTGACGACGCTGCGGCTGCTGCCGCTGCTGCTGCAATGCGAGCTTCTCGCGCTCCGCTATCGCCAGCGCGCCGCCGATGCGTCCAAGTTGCTTGTTGATTGCCGCCGCAGCTTTGAAGTCGCCCTCGTTCATGGCCACTTCGGCCTGCGAGGTTAAGCTGTCCATATCCGCCGACATGCCCTGTATCTGGCTCTCGACGTAGGCCTCATAGTTGGAGCCACCGCGCTGCTCGGCCTCCTGCGCCATCTGCAGGGCCTGATCGCGCTCAGCCGCGATGCGGCGAGCCGTCTCCGTCATCTGCGCCCGCTCCCGGCGCTCGACGGCGAGTTGCTGCTGCAGATCCTGCAGCCCCACTTGGGGGGCAACCGCAGCGGCAGGCGGGCCGGGAACCGGCGGCGGCTTAACCTCGCCCTTAACCTCGACCTCTGGCTCAGCGTTCAGATTGACGACCAGATCCTCTTCACCCTCGTCAGCCATTGTCCTCTCCTAATATACCAGCTTCGGGTCCGTGACCTTCCCGAGGATCCTCACGTCGGGGATCCACCGGCAATGCACACGGTTGACCGTCATCTGCCGCGCGTCGTGGATGTCCCACAGGATCCACTCGCCGTTCTTCACGTTCTGACCCTTGAACTTGTTGCGGTCGTCATCCACGAACGCCAGCGGTCCCTTGCCGAGGACCAGCCCGACCTTGCCCTGCCACAGCGCCTCGTCCTGCGATTTCTCCGAACGGAAGAATTTCTGGCCTCCCGGAAGGATCTCGAACGCTGGCAGGTAGTAGGTGGCCGCTATCACGTAATTCCCGAACCAAGTGACGTTATCCATCCACATCTGGCAGCGGGACAGCATGAACTCAGCAGGATCTGCTGCATATTCTTCCGCCTCACGCTCGTTGTTCCAAGGCGTCTGCGCCCCCTGCGCCATGGTGGGGATGCTGCCACCTCCCACCGTGAGTATCGGCTGACCCATCAGTTCACCCTGCCCATGTGATCGCGGCTCGGCTCATGGTCGTCCATGCGCTGCGCCAGCGCGTTCATCTCGTTGAGCGCCAGTTCCAGCCCCTCGATGCGGCCAGCCGTGCGCTGGAAGATCTCCCACGTCTGGGAGGCGCGGAGCCCCTGATGGAGCCCCGGCTTTTCGTTGTCTCCGTACAGGATGCGCTGGTAAACGCGCTCCAGCGCATCCTTGAACACCTGATCCTCGCGGTCGTACATCAGATCCTCTTGGAGGCCGCCAACCGTCCCAGCCCGGAGCCCGCGCCAGCCCTCTTCACCGAGCCGCCTTTATTGAACGAGAACTTGCCACCAGCGCCCGGAGCCCCCGGCACGGCACCCGGCTTGAACCCGGCGCTCTGGCTGCTGCGCGCAAGTGACTGGGTGGATCCCGCAACCGCCTGACCCGCCTTCGTTGCCGCATCTTGCGCGCCTTGCGCCGCCTTGACCCCATAGGCACCAGCGGAGGAGCCAGAGGCTGCCGGATTGAGCACCTTGTTCACGCCCGTCAGCGCCTTCATCACACCCTTCATGCTGCCGCCGGAAGAGTCAGCCGGTGTCGTGACTGACGTGCTGCTGGCCTGTGGCGTGGGGTCTTCCTCGCTGTCGGTCGCGGAATATCCGCCACCACCATCTTGGTACTTCTTGATCTTGCCGCCCTTATTGTATCCGGGACGGGTTGGGCGACCGCCGGTCGGCGGAGTAAGCGGCACAATCGGAGACTTCTGGCCGCCCATGGCACCCGGCACGGCACCGGGCGTGAACGGCTTGCGTGGCGGCACCCCTCGCGGGCCGAGCCCCGCTTGTCCGGTCCCGCCTCCGAACTGGCGCTTCTTGACTGCGCCACCCTTCTTCAGGGGCTCGCCTCGCAGTGCCTTCAGAAAATTGGGATCGGGGCCGGTTCTCTGACTTTCCAGATTCGCTATCCCGGCCTGAGAAGTTGGCGTGTTCACCACCGAAGTGCGCGCCTCATCCGGCGACATGGACATGAGCCGCGCAGCCCCTTGAGCACCAACAGGCGGAGGCGCTCCTGCCGGGACCGGCACTTTCCTTCCGTCGAACGAAGTCCCCAGCCCTCCGCCAACTCCACCCACTGACACGTCAGGCGCGTCCGCTGAGTCACCCGACTGGGAGATATCCACTCCGGGCGGCCCGCCACGGATCCCTATTGGGCCTCCGTTAGCCTTTTTTTTTACGCTGCCGCCATTGGCGAAGCCCTTGCCCCAGTTGTGATAGGTGTATCCAACCGAGCCGCCCTTAGCCATTCCGGGGGGTCTATTCACCGGCATGGGCGGGGGCGGCCCGACTGGACCCGCTGCAGCAGGAGGCGGCACGTTCACGTTAATCGGCGGTCCACCGGCACCGGGCGGCCCGACCGGGGGCCGAGGAGGCAGCCCACCGGGAGAACCGCCAACCGGAACAGGTACGGGCCGGTTGACCGGCACGGGAATTGGCACTGGGCGCGGCGGAGCCGCAGCCTGACCACCACCCGGAGAAGCGATGACGATGTTCGTGGTTGAATGTCCCTTGCGGCTCTTCTTCTTGCCGCCCATCCCGCCACCGACAAAGCCGCCGCTCGCCAGCTTCTGCGGGGCACGATCAGCGCGCTTCAATGCAGCGCCGCCAGAGATCGTAAGCTCGCGCGATGTCCCGGCACCTTTGCTGGGATAGGAGGTCTTCTTGTACATCGAGCTTGAGCCGAAGGACTTTCCAGCTTTCGCGCCCAGCGCGCTCAAACGGCGCTTCTGCGAGGCTTTGGCTTGTGAGGCATAGGGATGTGCCATGGCTATCTCCGCCAACCGATGAGAAACGGCCAGCTTGTCGCTAACCGCCAAATGCTCCTCCGAAAGTAGACGTAACAGATTCCTCTGTTCACGTTCTCGATTTTCATATGATCCTCTGCCCCGGCGGGCGCGGCGGCGCGATCATTTGCGGCCATCCACGCACGAACTGCTCAGCCACCGGGGTCGCGAGCGGATGCACCAGCGCGCCCTCGGCGAGGTTCATCTGCTCCTGCGCGATCTTCTGGTTCTCGATCTTCTCCCGCGAAGCCCGCTCCTCGCGATTGTCGGCGAGCTTCATGTACTCCTTTAATACATCCATCTTCTCCGAGAGAATATCGAGGTTCGCCTGCATCTGGGCGTCGGCGGTCTTCTGCTTGAGTTCGACCATCTTGAACTGGATCTCGGCCATGTCAGCCATGACCTTGGGATCCATACCCGGCTGCTGCTGATCGTCCTTCTTCGCCATCAGGTCATCGACGTTGCCCATGCCGACCATGGTCGCCACGCGGCGGATCACCGCCGGGACATCCCACTCATCGGGCTTAAGCTGGACAAGCTGAACCAGCGCAACCGCCTTCATCACACGTATGGTGTGCGACGGCGTGTTGGGGTCCGCCATCGGCGTGAGGTTGCACTCTTGGAGCGCGCGGACGAGATCTTCCTTCTCCCACTCTCGCGCAGGAGATGACCTAGCGCAAAGCAAGCTATCCGGGTCGTCAATAAATAGGTCACGAAGTAGGGAGAACTCTTCCGCTTGCGCAATGTGCATCCCCTTGTGGACGCTGTCCAAGACCTTGACGGCTTGGTCTAGCATGGCAAGCGTCGTGCCGACAGGAACGTCCTGCCTTCCCTCCCCGACCATCAACTCTGGCGTCCCGCCGACACGACGTGCCTCCTCCTCGATGTGCGTAGTCACCTGCACCAGCCCGGACGTGACATCCTTGTACGGCAAGGGCATCACGTTCTGACCAATGGGCTGGCCGCCAGTGTTGATTCTTACACCTGAGCCCAGCCCAACCCGGAAGCTCATGGTGTCTTGGCGGCCCACTGTCTCGGAATAGAGAAAACCGGGCCAACTCGAAAAAGCCGCGCTGTCCAGCGCCAGCCGCCACGCCGTGGTGATCGCTGCCGTCGCGTTGCCCATGATGTTGAGCAAGCCTATCCCGTAGAAGCCCAGACCCTCCACGAAGGGGTACTTCACGATGGGCATGTGCTTGAGATAGCGGTCGTCGCCTTCCTTCCAGTTGCGGCGCACCTCTAGGACAGTCTGACTGTCCTTATCGATGGTCACGCGATACGGGAGCGGCAGACCGGTGATCTTGCCCTTCTCCTGATGCTCGAACCCGGCGATGTCCAGTTCGCAGTACACCTCGTAGATCGTGTGCTTGTAATCCTCCGGGCGCATCGAGTAGGGCGAGAGACCGGCCACGTCCTTCTCGGCCTTCTCGGCTGAGTCAGGATCTGGTGCGCTGGGGGTGTGGACATCGACAGAAAGGTACGTTCCGGCAAGCTGCATCCGCTTCAACATGGATTGTTGCATGTTGATACGATGCGTTACCCGAGCGCAGTCGGAGAGCGAAACCTCGTTGTCCGACACGATGATGTCTTTGGCATCGACGGTCTTCGACACCGGGCGGCGTCTGACCGGGCAGCGGTAGACCTTCTTGAAGCCGCAGCCGCCGAAGCCCTGCATGAAGAACATGCGGTTGGTGTCGGGATAGTATTCCCGGTCCACCACCGTCAGGTACCGGTTGAAGAGTGTCTCCAGATCCTCCGCCAGAATGTCACTGTCATCCTGCTTGACCCCAGCCTGCTCATACTTCTGCTGGCGACCGGGGGTACGGATGGTGCTGGTGTTGTTGATCTTGACCGGCCCGCCAGCGGGAAGAAGCTCGCCTCGGGCGTTGGCCTGAAACCGCATCACCGCATCGAGCATGATGGGGGAGCGGATGGTCGCTTGGCCTTCTACGGCAGTGTCGGCGTCGGCGCTAGGACTTCGTGGACTTTCTACTTTAAGGGCTAAGTGCTTGATCCCGGAGGCCCTTCTTTCCAGCCAGTCCATCCGGGTCTGCTCATCGGCGTCGATGCCGTTGAGGAGTTCGTCGCAGATCCGGGCTAGCTCGTTGTCATCGATGTACTCGCCCAGATTGGTGTCGTGGACCTTGGCCCCGGCGGGATCCTTGTTGCTCGCCTTCTTGCCATCCAGACGGATGATAAGGGAGCCGTCCCTCTGCTCGATGCCGATGTCCTCGACCCCCTCCTCGGCATCCTCCTGCAGGACGACAATCGTCCCCTCCGGGAAAGGCAGCGGAGCCTGACCGGGCAGCGGGTCGTCCAAGTTCCGGTAATGCTCGGTGGGGGTCGCGCCGTTCCCGTTAAGGCCGCCGCCGTTGATAGCCATAGGTGGGGGCTCCAGAATCGCGGAGCCACCATATCACGGCTTCTAACGGATAGGAGGCTTCCCATTAATGACGCGAAGCGGCAGGTTGGGGGCTGGCATCCACAGGTAGGGCGGCTTGCGCGGCTGCCCCTGATTGGAGCGCCAATCCCCCATCGGGCTGAGCGACATCAGCATCAGCCCGTCGTCGCAGGCACAGATCAGCATCACGCCCCTCGGAGGGAGGATGTCCATCGAGCGCCAGCCGTTGAGCGCGTAATCGATCAACTGCTCGTAGATCGCCGCTATGGCAGCAAGCTGAGAGTGATCGTAGGCGCGCTCTGACCAGCGCCTGACGAACTGGTCCTCGGTCTCCGCCATCAGGCAGCCGGGGCCGGGGGCAGGGGCGGGGCCTCCGTGTAGATCATCTGGAAGATCGAGGTGGCAGTCGTCAGCCAAAGCTGGCGGCGCTCGGGTGCCCAGTACGCCCCCGGCGCGGGAAGCTCCTGCAGCAATCCCATCACGAAGGGATGCAGATCCTCCAGCGCCCCAGCATCGTCCACCATCTTCTCTTCAGTGGCCTCACCCGTGGGATACAGTTCCGCCTTCTTACGCCTTGCCATTGTCGTCTCCCTTGTTAGTCGCTGAGATCGAGCTTGCGCTCATGTCGCCGCTTGAGATCCTCTACCGTAGGCTCTGGCTCATGGGCCTTCGGCTCCGGGGCAACCTGCTGAACCGAATTGTACCCAGACCCAAACGCCTGTTTGTACATATTGTCCTGCACCGCGCTCTGAGCGGTCTGATAGGCCCTTGCCAACTCGGAAGACTGCGGAGAAGTGACCGGAATGCTGCCCTTGCTGGCGCACATCAGCGCCTCCTTGAAAATCTGCAGCTTGGCGATGTGCTTGCCATCCTCCATCTCGTACCGGCTGATCCTCGTGACAGCATCCCCTACCCTGATCATCAACTCGTCCGTCTCGAACCCAACATGACACTCGATCCGTGCCCCCGTCCGGCGGCCAACATCGTCCAACCACGGCAACAGCACGTTCCTCATGCCCGTCAGGGAGAGCGCCATGGTCACCCCAGCGCCGGGTACAGCGCCGTGGGCGCGCGGACGTACTTGTTGTCATCGATGTGATCGAGTTCATCTTCATCCGGCAACTGCGCCAGACCTATCTTCCGTAGATGGATCATGGCTTGCGTCATGGCGTCAGCGAGGTCGTCGTGCTGCCCCTTGGGCAACTCGGCCAACTCGGTGATCACCTTCTCGGCCCAATCCTTGAAGAGGTAGTCGCCATTGCCGGTTCCCTCGGCGGGGGCGTAAATCAGGCCGCACTCAAACAGATTCTGTACGGCATAGGCCCGCGCCACCTTGTCACCCTCGGGAGGGACAAGCTGGACCCCGAAATCGGAGCGATCCTGCGTTTTCGGATTATGCGAGAGCAGATCCGAGATGTGCTGCGCTCTACGGCGTAATTCTTGGGCTACGGGGTGCCCTGACGCCTTGTCTTCGATCAAAACCCGATTGACCTTGAACTTTCGGCAGGTTTCCTCGACTTTTTTGATCAAATCGTAGAGTTCGAGGCGCTCCGCCCACGCCCACATCAGGATAACTCGCCGATTTTCCCACTGGTCGCGGCAAACTCCCACAACCACCGCCCCCGAGGGGTCGTTCTGCTTCTTCTCGGTCTGCGCCGTGTCCAAACTCAGCACCGTGTAGCTCATCACCGGCAATTTCGGCCACGGGACACCAAAACGTGGACATTCCGCCGCTGTATAGGGCCTCCAGTGCTCCCGCTTGATGATCCCGCCGCCACGCGGGGCAGGCCGCTGCTGGTACTGCCCCGCATAGGCAAACGAGCCTTTCTCCCGCTCGATATTCGCGACTGCTTCGGGTGAGAATCTCTCTGGCCACGCTAAGTCTCCGTCCTCCGTGCGCGGGTCCGCCCACCCTATGGTGTTGTACGGCTCGCGCCCCGCCTCGAACTCCATCGGAACCATCAAATGACAGTACGGCCAACCTTGTTCAAGTATGAAGCCGGAAATGTCCAACTGATGGACCCGCTGCATGATGATGATGATGGCAGAATCGTCCAAGTTATTGAGCCGGTCGGTGATCGTTTCACGAAACCAACGCACGGTATCTGTACGGACGATGTCGGACTCGCTTTTATGCACATCATGAGGGTCATCAATGACGACTCGGTCTCCTCTTTCGCCGGTACCAATGCCCTTAACTGACGAAGCAAACTTACTTCCGGTCTTGTCGTTGGTGATTTTGATCTCACCTTCCTTTTCGAGATTGAATTGGTCACCCCAAAGCTCCCTGTACTTGTCGTGCATCACCAGTTTGCGGAATTTGGTGTTGTCACGCTCGGTCAGACCCGAGGAATAGGAGAAACTGACGTATCTCAGGTGCGCCATGCCCATCGGACCCCACTCCCAAGCGGGCCAGAACACGTTCACCATGAGGGATTTCATCGATCCGGGCGGCACATTGATCAATAACCGGGTGATTTTGCCCAGCGTGACCGCCTCTAGGTGCTCGCAGATCGCATACAGCACCCATCCTTCGACCAACTTGGTCTCGGGCTCCAAGATATTCCAGAATTTGCGCACAAAATCGATCAAACCGCCCGGTCGCGACTGCTTCTTACGCTCACGGCGCAGTTCAAGCTCGTCCTGCATGAGCTTGAGAACGTCAGGTGCCAGTTCAGGCGCTAAATCCGTCTCTTCTGTCACTGCTCTCTCCCCGAATCGTCGGGAGATTATGCGCTAGACCGTTACGGGCTGCTTGGGGGGTAAGGCACGCTCTCCGCCAATGGGTCGCTTACGAGAGATGGCACGCTAACACTGATTGGGTTGCTCCATCGCGATGGCACGCTAATCCGGTACGGGTTGCTAGAGGCGAGTGGCACGCTGACCAACACTGGATTGCTTGCGTTGAGTGGCACGCTGGTAACGCTTGGGTTGCTCTGACAGCGCGGCACGCTGCTTTGCCATGGGCTGCTCGTCCAGACTGGCACGCTACTCCGCATTGGACTGCTAACCAAAGATGGCACGCTTCAGTCAGATGGGTTGCTAACGCGGTTTGGCACGCTGTGCCGGTGCTGGGTTGCTCGACGGATGGGGCACGCTGTATTTCTTCGGATTGCTAAATCATGATGGCACGCTCACCGAGGACGGGTTGCTCATTGGGACCGGCACGCTGCTGCTCCTTGGATTGCTGCTGATAAGCGGCACGCTGCATGCTAGCGGGTTGCTCGATTGAGTTGGCACGCTTGACCACGTTGGTGTGCTTCCGTCGTATGGCACGCTGCTCATGGATGGATTACTTGCCGTCGATGGCACGCTTCCACGTCCGGGGTTACTCGGCACATGTGGCACGCTGTAGCTAGGCGGATTACTCACTCTCTTTGACACGCTGACAGTTGACGGGTTGCTGATAGCCATTGGCACGCTACCGCTTTGTGGATTGCTCCTGCCTAATGGCACGCTTCGCTTGGTCGGATCACTCAGCAAGGCTGGCACGCTTCCGTGAGATGGGTTGCTCGGTCTTTGCGGCACGCTCATCATTTGTGGATTTCTGCCGAGAAACGGCACGCTGCAGAGGTCTGGATTACTCATGTCGAATGGCACGCTGCTGTGCTTCGGGTTCCTTCGCTACGGAGGCACGCTAGACAACCAAGGTTTGCTCTCACTCATTGGCACGCTGTTGTTATACGGGATGCTAAGTCAATGTGGCTCGCTGTGCGGTGCTGGATTGCTTGAGCTTGAAGGCGCGCTAAGGCTACCGGGGTTACTTTCTGTGGACGGCACGCTGTCGTCACCGGGTTTGCTTATGAGGGATGGCGCGCTGTAGAAGCGGGGGTTGCTCTTCGAGGATGGCACGCTTCGTGAACGTGGATTACTAACGGTCAAGGGCACGCTGTCCTGCCTAGGATTACTTGATAACTGCGGCACGCTCCTTCTACTGGGTTGCTCTCTTCGCGTGGCACGCTGTCGTGTTTCGGGTTGCTGTTTCATAATGGCGCGCTTGTCGTTGATGGGTTGCTATGGGAAGATGGCGCGCTTCTGGTTCAGGGATTACTGAGTTCATGCGGCGTGTGGACGATTCCCGAGCTTCTCTTCTGCATAAGGCAGGGTGATCGTGAGGCCCTCAAGCGTGCGCCACTGCACCCATAACTCCTGCAGGAACTGCTTCACCATGTAACGGGTGCTCGCAGTGTGGATGCGTCCCGGCGTCCAGTACGTCTTGAGATCAACCTCGCCCTTCTTGTGCAGCTTCTTCCACTCGTTGACGGTGATCTTGATGCGCGAAGGGTCACTCAGGATCCGGTTCTTGTATCCGTCATAAACATTGCGCCACTCGGAGCCCGAGCGCAGGAACGATGGCCCGAGAACGCCCATGAGCTTGGTCTTCAAAAACGGATTGTACGTAACACCAAGCCGGGTCTTGGTTTCACCGTTCTTGTCGAGGTACTCACGCTCCACGAGGTGCTCTTCCCGCCGCGACCGACCACTTCCGTTAGCCACATCCAGCCCGCCGTATTTCCAGAAGCTGCTGACGTGCCTTGCACGCTTTGGATCGAGATATGCGACGAGGACGCCAGCCATGGCTGGACCGATGCCGGTGACATTGACCAGATAATCCCGATAGATCGGGATCTCCTCCAGCGTGCCGGTGAGATCGCGGAACTGCTTGGCTTCCTGCCGCTCCAGCGCGATATACGAATCAACCAGCGCGAACTCGGCGGCGCTGCTGATAAGCGGACTTCCGGTCAGGTCCAGCTTCTTCATCGCCACCTTGCCCTTCTCGGATGTGATGCCATCCGTGAGGCGGCGGTATTCCGCCTTGATCAGCTTGATCGCTGACTCCTTCTTCTTCTCGGCTTCCTCGGCGTCGTCTTCGTCCTCGGTGTCAGCACCCTGCGCCTTGAGCTTGGCGCGGAAGTTGGCGCAAAGGCGCAACCCCGATTGCATCCGCAGTTGCTGGAGGTCGTAGGCTCCGCGCACCATGGCGCGCAGCACCAGAACGATATCATTGTCCATCTGTCAGACTCCTTCTCGGGTTAGAAAGCTGGGCTCCCATCCGCATTGCGGGTGATCGCGACATTCGCCCACATCGCCACCTCGCGCAGCTTGCGCAGGAGATAAGTCTTGTCCGGTCCTTCCGGCACGATGGCTTCAAGAAGCTGGGCGTAGACCGTGGTGGCGAAGCGCACCTGCGTCATCGCATCCTGCTGATCGTTGGTCGGCTTGAGATACTCGAACGTCTCTTTGTGCAGCGGCATCACGCATGCTCCCGCTTGAGTTTCTCCAGCAGCAACATCCTCGCCCACGACGAGAGTTGAAGGCCTTTTTTGTCGGCATCGACCTCGAACATCTCGCGTTCGTCCTCGGTCAGGCGCACCACCATGATGGAGGTGCGCAGGGCCGGTTTCATTTTTCGGGGTTTTTTGCTCATGGCATTTCCTCGCGGCTGGACAAGCTAACCGGATTGTATTACGAATGTCAACACATCGGGTAGCCACATGACATATGAAGCGCAGAACGCGGCACGGGTCAGGGAACTCGAAGTGGAGTTGGCCAAAGCCTGTGAGGGTGCGGGGCTCATTCTCCACGCCCTGAACTGCGCCATCCAGCTTACGGATGCTCTTATCTCGTATATGCCGGATGGGAGCCCGCTCCATCCCAACGTGGCGACCTGCAAGGGTGCACTGGACGAGGCGATGCGAGCGATCAACAGCACACTCAGGAACCCGGTGTCATGACCGATGCAATTCCCAGCCCCTCGCCGGAGCAGGAGATAAAGCACCTTGCCGATCAATGTGCGACCTTGCTGCGGGAGAACGAGCGGCTGACCAAGGAGAACATCGACAGGCTGCTGCAGAAGGGCAAGCTGGAGGACGAGATCCAGCGGCTGCGATCCTCACCCACCGTCGCGGAAACCGATGCCCTGATCGCGCGGCTACGTCTTGGTGTCACCAAGGGCCATGAGCCTTCGGACGAGGATGCTATCGAGGCCGCCGAGGCGCTGCATCGTTTAGCCCGCAACCAGATGAGCACCGATTACGCCAATCTGGCGCGGGTCACTGCGCTGCAAACCCAAGAAGCCGATGCCGCTATGCGGGAAGCCAATCACCAGCAGCAGCGCGCAGAGGCGCTGGACTACAAGTGCACCCAGTTCACCGAGGCGCTGCTCAAGGGCATGACCTTGGTGGACGAGCTTCTCCGGGAGAACGGGAGGCTGTGTGCCGCGTCAGGCGACCCGCCCAGCGTCAGGCTATTCGCCGCCAAGGCCGCTTGGGACGTGGCCATGCATAGACTTCTGGGAGATGTGGGGGATGATGCAACCGAATCCGAAACTACCCTGAGTCTGACAACCACCACAGAAGGAGAGAAGCGCGATGAATAGTAACCTGCAGTTCCCCCGGACGGTGCGTGCCTGCAAGGCCCACGACCTCGGTCAATGGGCAGTGGCGGACGCGCTGCTCAAGGAGGTCAGCGAGAAAGACCTCGCTGCCGCCGTGATCGAGTTGGCCGAGAACGGCATCGAGCACACCGCCCGCTACCTCAACATGCTGCGGCAGACAGCGGAGGTCTTCCCGCCCAGCCGCAGGCACGAGGGGTTAACTCTTCGCGCCCACATCGCTGCCGGTAACCCCGACAGCTTGGACGTGATCGCCCGCGCCGCCCGCAAGGCGGGCAGGACCGTCTCGCTGGAGTTCGTGGAGAACGTCCTGCGCCAGATGCGGGCGCTAGCCAAGGAGGCCGCCCGTGATGAACGCAAGCGGGCAGCCGAGGAAGAAAGAGAGGCAGAGAAGGAGGAACGAGAGGCACAGACACTCGCAGAGCGCGCAGCGGCCAAGGCCAAGCGGGAGAAGGCCCGAGCCAAGCGCAAGGCCGTGAAGTCTCCCAAGCGCAAAGACCTGCCCGCCCCCAACGAGGAGGATGTCAATCCGCTCGAAACCCGCGCGCAGTTCATGAAGAACGCCAACGAGGCTCGCCGCCTCGCATCGCAAAGTCTCAAGCTGATCAAGCCTGTCCTGAGCGAGTATTCGCCCGCCGCCGTCGCGGGATTGACCGATGCCGCGCTGACGGTCGCGAATACGTGGCGGGAGACCGCCAACACGCTGGGGACCGCCGCCATCAAGGGCGGCAAGGGCCTGCTCTCAGTGGTGAACGAATAGGACAGACAGGAGGACTTGAATGTCCAAGATGTCCGAATACGCTGAGACCCTGTACGACATCCTGCCGTGTGACAGCTACGAGGAATGCCGCGACGGGATGTCCGTCGTGTGGCCCGGTATCACAGTGGAGATCGTCAACAACGTCGTCCACTGGGTCCGGTCCAACCCGGACGAGGCCGGGTACAACATCTCCTACATCAAGCGTGGAACGCCGGGTGCTGGCGAGAGCAACCGGCTCTACGTGATCAACAAGGACGATCCCACCTTCAGGTTCAGCGAGGAACAGAGGGAACACTTCGACAACGGCGTCCTGATGACGGTCAAGACCATGAACACCTTCGCCGTCAACCAAGTCGAGATGCTGATCGCTGGGCAGGTCCACGAGGCTGGGCGGGTTGCCCGCGAGGCCTTGGAAGACCTGCAGTACCAGTTCGAGGGCTTCGTGCGCAGCATGCGACGCGCACGACGCATCATCACCGAGAAGATGAACGGCACTTCCTGACACTTCCCGACACTTACTGACACTTCCCGACACGTCAAGAGCCCCCGAGCTTAACCGCTTGGGGGCTTTCCGATTAAGGTTAACTGGGGACGGTGGCCCGGATCGTGTTTTTCCAGCAGATCCTGCAGCATCCGCTTCACGGTGTGGCGCTCGGCCTTGAGCCGCTCGATCTCGCCGCGTTGCCAATCCTGACCAGCTTTGAGCCGCTCGACCTCGGTGGCGTGCTTCTCCACCAGTGCGAGATATTCAGCTTCGCGGCGCTCGGTACCGTCGATGATCTTCTGCTGGTCGTCATTGAGCTTGCGCAGCCGCTCGATCTCAGCCTGCAGCGCCGCCTTCGCCCCGCGCAACTCCCTGATCTCGGCCTCTGCCCACTCAGCCGGTCTCGGCATCACTTCCCCCACCCCTGCCAGAAGCGGCGCGTCACCACCGGGTTCTTGATGATCGCCACGGCTGCGGCGGTCGCCACCAACTCGACCGGCTTCGGAACCCAGATATGAGGAGTGGCTAGCTCGTACCACGGATCGTAGAGGACCGTCCTGCCCTCCGCCTTCAACTGCGCAATCGGCAACCAGTCGGAGTAGCGCCCCGTCACCGCCGCCAACCCCGGAAACAACTCCTCCCGTATCTGATCCAAGGAGATCGCCATGGACAAACCCCGCTGCCGCCTATGCGGCGAACGCCACAACTCTAACGAAGGTCATACATTTGCCAACCCCTTCAAGCCTACGAGCATCGCCGCCCCGGAACACGTTAGACGCGAGAAACCCAAGCCCCCAACCCGCATCGGAGCCCCCGCCCCATGGGTACCCTCACCTCAGGCCTCATCCTCACCGCCCTCTGCTTCTGCTTCCTCCTCGGCCTCGCGACCGGCATCTACTTCGCCGTCTTCCTCTCCGTCCGCTACAGCACCTCCCTGCCCCGAGTGCCAAGCCCTCCGCTCGCGGGTGGCCGACCTCGAACTCCGGGTCTTCCAACTGGACGCCCGCCTGACCAAGGCTGAAGCGGGCGTTACCGTTACGAAGAAACGGCCCCGTAACGCCGTTACGCCCGTTACGGAGAAGCCAGATCCCGTAACGGCAGCGGAACGAATGAGGGCCTACCGCACCCGGAAACGGAAAAATCCCGGCTAGATTTTTTTGTCTAACGAGATCAATAGGATAGGCCATGTCGACCAAATATGGCGGGGTTTTTGGGGGGAGGGCCTTCCTATAATTATAATTTCCGCGCCGGGGGGGGCCGGGGGGCCTCGCCCTGCCCTGCCTGCGCCTGCGCTGTGGGGCTGCGCGGGGCGGAGGTGGTGTCCGCCACGCCCTACTGATATCACTCACGAAATAGGCGTATCGCTATCCGTGCCCATACTCGTGCCCATGTTGCGTACCGCCTTCCGGCGCGTCCGGGACGGGATAGGCGCAGTGTCCGGTATGCTCGATGTGTCTGGAGTTGCTGGGGTATCCGGCGTCACGTCCACGATGCCCGCCTCGCGCTTGGCCAGCATCGCTTGGATGGCCTCGATGCCCTGCTCCAGTTGCTCGTCAGTCATGGCCTTGACCCCTCCCGTGTGCGTCACCTCAAGCTCGCGCGGGACCAGAAGCACAAGCAACTTCAGGAAGATGGCGGGCGACTGACGCATGACCTTGTCTATCGCTGCCTTACCGCCCTCCCGGAACGCGGCGTGCATGGCCCGGATGGTGTCAGCGTTCAACTCCCGGCGTGCACGCGATGCACCGCCGGGGTTGCCAGAAGCCCCCGGCAGGAACGTCCCCTTCGTGCTCCGTGCCGCTGCCGTGCTGGCGGCGTTGCGCTGTGCGGTGAGCTTGGCGTTGCTGGTGACGAGTGCTGTCTGCCGATTGGACATCGCTTGCTGGCCTCATGCTGGGGCTAGAGACAGCCCTGCATTGACCTGACTGTCTGGCCGCCGCGACCCTAGCACTCCGAGGGTGACTTGGCCTAGCCGCTGTCCGCTGGGTCCGGGCTCGTGGCCCTAGCAAGGGCCTGCAAGGCAGCCCGCTCGGCCTCTGGTGTCACCGGCACTCGCCGCACTGGGGACGCCGCACCATAGGTGCCGCCGCGCAGCCCTCTGGGCTCCTTGAGACCGGGCCTCGCATCCTCTGCCTGTCGGTACGCTCGCACCATAGGAATACAATCCTAGTCCGGTAGGTAGATCGTGCCCCAAGCAAGACCTCCCTTGGGGCAACCCAGCCTCTCGGCCCGTGGCCGTCTCACCGCTTGGCCCGACCACCGACCCCAACCGGCAGGCCCCCTTGCGGTGCCCACCGGGGAGTATGCTGCCGCGAGGGATTCCGCGCCTTGTCGCCGCGTCGGTCAAGACAGTGCTCCTGTCCTATCACAGGTTTATTGGGGAGCTTTGGTAACTGTTACCATTGGTAACTAAACACGAAACATGGTTGCCTCTGGTAACCAACGCAAGATGTGCCTGCGGCAGTAGGACAAGTAGCGTGTCGTGTCACGCGACTAATGGAAAACACGCTCCAATGTTCCATAATACGCGCACCAGAGTACCACAGCGGATGCCTCTGGGAGCCCCTAGGGAGCCCGCTGGTGCGTTCCCGTGGCGACCATGTCAGGGTAGCACCCCTCCCGGATAATCGCATCAGTGACGATTTCATCTGTGAGTTGTGTAGCACAACCCGCACACATTTGTTCACGCTCTGATCCACACTCTATATACGTCCGTAAACAGAGCGTATGACAAAGTACGTGACAGACCGGCATCACTCGTGCTATACGGGATACCTCCCCTCGTGGTGAGGGGCCAAGGAGTCTGACCAATGTTCACCTCTCCCAAGCTCTACGCCAAGGCCATGCTGAACGCCTTCGACACCCACGAGCTAGCCCTCGTGAACCTCTACGAGGCGGCCAAGGCGCATCCCTCTATCCCCAACCGCTTCTGGTTCGATTGCGCCGAGGAGCTTCGCCGTATGGAGCGCACCAAGCGCACCCCCAAGGCGGTGACCGCAGGCAGCATGCAGGGCTGATGTGACCCTTCGCAGCAGGCCCTGCGGGGCCTGTCACGAAGTGCCATCCCGGCCTTCACAACAGGATGTCTGACACCATGACCAATAGCTGGACGAAGCAAGGCAATAGCTGGGCAGTGCAGTGCCCGACCCAACAGGCCCCCGGCGCGGTCGTCACCGTGTCCAACCGGGCAGGTGAGCAGAAGACCGTCACACTGGGCGCGCTGCTCGCCAGCACCCGCTGGGGCTTCGTGTACGCGGTGGCGCAGGCAGCCCCGCGTGAGACCGCGCAGGTGGGCAAGGTCGATGGCATCCTCGCCCTGTTCGACCGCGTCAAGGCCAAGCGCATGAAGACCCCCGCCCTCGTCGTGGGCGTGCCGGTGACCGACCGCGACGCCTTCATCCGCCAGCACCCGCTGCTGACGCTCTCGCAGAACGTCAAGACCGGCGAGTCCTACTTCCTCGCCAAGGTCTATGTCGCGACCGCGCGCGCCAAGGTACCGGGCAGCATCACAGTGGTGAGTGCCGACAGCCGCGACCCCTACGATGACCGCTCAGTGTGGTTCGGTCGCCTGCTCACCGATGGCACGTTCCAGCCATCCCGGAAGGCACCTGATGCGCTCGCCGCACGCCTTGCTGCCTTCGCAGCCGAGCCCGGACGCATCGCTGGTGAGGCGGGCCGCCTCGTGGGGCGGTGCTGCTTCTGCAACATTGCTCTGTCGCAGGGCAAGTCCACTGCGGTGGGGTATGGCGAGACGTGCGCCGCCAATTGGGGCCTGCCGTGGGGCAAGGATACCGAGGCCTTCGTGGCCGAGGCCATGCCCGCCCAGCCTGTCCGCAAGATCGATCTGGACGACAACCCGCAGGACTACGCCCCGGATTACGAGGGCGACATCTACGCTGGCACCCTGCGCCGCGCCTGACCCATGCTGGGGCGGGTGACAGCTTGACACCCTGTCACCCTGTCCCGTATAAGAGCCGTTCCAACCCATCGAGGAGTCTGACCGATGCTTACCAAGTCACAGATCGAAGCTGCCAACGTCGCGACCCTGTTTCGTGCCCGCAATTGTCTGGTCTGGTGCGTGACCTCCGAGGAGGCCCGCGTTGAGGTCAACCTCGCCGAGGCAGCCGCTGCCGCGAAGTTCAAGACCATGTTCTGGGATGTGGCTGGAGGCCCGACCGACATGGCGGGCAACCGCCTCACCATCGAAGACCCGGCGGCAGCGTTCGCCCCCGACCCGGCGGCAGCCAACGGCAAAGACCCCGGCGCAATCCTCGCCCACATCGCGAAGCAGGCGCGCTCAGGGACCGAGCCGTGCGTGTGGGTGCTGCGGGACATGCCGACGTGGCTGGTAGGCCCGCCCATGGCCGCCACGCTGCGCGCCCTTCGCAACCTCGCCAAGAGCCTGCCGGCGGCCAAGTGCCCGCAGGCCATCGTCGTGCTCACCCCCAGCGCAGAGGTGCCCCCCGAGTTGAGCGGTCATGCGGTGGTCGTGCGTTGGCCCATGCCCGACCGCACCGAGCTTGCTGGCATGCTCGACAGGATGGCGGCGACCTACAAGCTTGACCTCAACGGCAGCCGCGATGCGTCCATCGATGCAGCGGTGGGCCTGAGCGGCGAAGAGGCGGAGTCTTGCTTCGCCCGGTCGCTGGTCGCGCTCAAGCGCATCGACCCTGTCCGCATCGCGCAGGAGAAGAAGACCATCATCGCGAAGGCAGGCCTGCTGGAGTGGATGACGCCGCTCCCCAACGGGTTCGACGGTGTCGGCGGGCTCGATGTCATCAAGACGTGGACCCTGCAGCGCAAGCTCGCCTACAGCACCGCTGCGGTGGCGTATGGCCTGCCGACCCCCAAGGGCATCTTCCTCGTGGGTGTGTCGGGCTGTGGCAAGAGCCTCATCGCCAAGGCCATCGCCACTGTGCTGGGCGGATGGCCGCTCGTGCGTTGGGACTTCGGTGCCATGAAGAGCAAGTTCATGGGCGAGAGCGAGGGCAACTTCAGGAAGGTCCAAGAGATACTCGCCGCCATGGGCCGCGTCGTCGTGCTCATCGATGAGATTGAGAAGGGCCTGTCTGGTGCCGTCAATGGCGGTGCCGATGGTGGCGTTGCTGCCGACCAGCTTGGGTCGTTCCTGACGTGGATGCAGGAGAGGCAGGATCAGGTGTTCGTCATCGCGACCTCGAACGATGTCACCAAGCTGCCGCCCGAGCTACTGCGCAAGGGCAGGTTCGATGAGTTGTTCTGGGTGGACCTCCCGACCCACCGCGAGCGCATGTCAGTCCTTGAGGCTGCCCTGCGGCAGGCTGGACGCGGCAAGGTGTCGGTCGATTGCGGCGCAGTGGCTGACGCCACCGACAAGTTCAGCGGCGCGGAGATCGCCGCCCTCGTGCCCGATGCCCTGTTCGCAGCGTTCGCCGATGGCGAGCGTGAGCTTGCGACCTCCGACCTGATCGCAGCGGCGCGTGCGATCACACCCCTTGCTGAGACCAGCAAGGAGACCATCGACCGCATGCGGGCATGGGCCAAGGGCCGCACCCGCCCCGCCACCACCCCCGATGCAGTGGCCGAGAAGGCCGTCAGCACCGGACGCAACCTAGACCTCTGACACGTTGACAGCACCCTGTCATTCTGGCAGGGTGCTCCCCTCGAACCCACAAGGAGTCTGCCATGCAACTTTCCACTCTTCGCCCCGGCCTGCTGGTGTCGCTCAAGACATCGCTCAAGGGCAACGTCAGGTATTCCACCCTCACCCTTGAGGGCGACCACATCACCGACGACGGCGCGCGCCGCGCACGCTGGGAGACCGAGCGCACCGTCATGGACCCGGCGGAGCACGAGGCCGGGATCAAAGCCCGCTCCCTCGCCCGGTCCCGCATCCAGTGCGTCTGCGCGAACAGTGCCTTTGGCCTGCTGTGCCCCGAGGCAAGCGCCGACAAGCTTGAGGCAGCCGTGGCCGAGGCGCGCGCCATCGTGGACGCCTTCAACCGCACCGCCACGCTCACCCGCCTCTCGTTTAATTTGATCGCGGGCAAGATCGCGCCCGACGATGTCGAGGCCATCCGCGCCATCAACTCCGAGATGTCAGACCTGCTGGCCAGCATGGCCGAGGGCCTGTCCAACCTCGACGTGGCCAAGGTGCGTGACGCTGCCAACAAGGCCAAGAGCGTGGGTGCGATGCTCACCCCTGCGGCGCAGGAGGCAGTGCAGGCAGCCATCGACGTGGCGCGCAAGACCGCCAGACAGATCGTGACGGCAGCCGAGGAGGGCACTGCCGAGATCGACCGCGCCGCTATCCGTAAGGTGCTCGACGCGCGCACCGGGTTCTTGGACGTGGACCTCGACGCCGAGGCACCGGCTGCCGACCCTATCCCGGAGCTAACGCCAGCGCAGGAGGAGGAGATCAGGCAGCGTGACGACGACGCCGCCTACGCCTCGTGGCTGGACGGCGAGCAAACCGAGGAGCCCGAGGCTGTCATCGCCCCGGTCGCCACCCCCGTCCGCACCATCGACTTGGAGGATTGAGCCATGGCCTGCGAGACCCGCCTCAAGCCCCGCCAGACCATCCAGCAACGTGCGACCGAGGTGCGCGAGGCAATGGTGCGCCTCGCCGCCGCCCTCGCAGCGGGCCGCGTCAAGGTCGCCATTGGCCCCACTGGTGCGCCCGTGTTCACCGGGTGGGACGAGGCCAGCCGCGATGGCATCACCGACCTCTGCGCCTACCGCCGCATCATGGCGAGCGGCAGCGTCACCCTCATCGAGGCCATCAAGCGGGCCGAGATGATGTCGGGCCGCCCGGTCAACCGCGCAGCGGTCGCTGCAGGGCACCACAGCCACGACGGCGGGGTGACGTGGCACACCCACAAGGGGTGACGATTGCAGCCACAGGCGGGCTCCGCTGCCCGCCTGTACCGGCAACCGCCGACCACCGACCACCAGCAACAGGAGTCTGAGATGCAGACCGCCAAGATCAAGCCGCAGGGCATCTACGCCATGGAGCGCAACGGCAAGCTCGTGCGCTTCTACGTGGCCGCCATCGTCACCACCAAGGAGGCACGCAAGACCATCAATGAGATTGAGGGCTATGTGCTGGAAGACAAGACGCCCGAGGGACAACGGGGCCTCATGATCAAGAAAGACCCGGCAGACCTCATCGGCCCCTACGAGGAACAGGCCGAGCTTGTCGCGCGCCGAGAGCAAGAGGCCATCGAGCGCAAGGCCAAGGAGGAGGCCGAGCGCCTTATCGCCGAGGCCGACCGGCTGATGCTCTATCGCTTCGTGGGCGTGACGCCGAATCCCAAGGTGAAGCCCAGCGAGTACAGCCAACCCTTCAGCGTGGGCTATGGCCGCAACCTCACCATAAGGGACGATGGCGACAAGCTCATCATCGAGCGGGTCCGCGCGCTGGAGTCCGAGAGGGACCGCAAGCCCGAGAGCGTGGGCGACCCGAGCCCCGAGCTTGTCGCTGCCGCGCAGGCGCAGTGGAAGCGTGAAGGCAAGATGTGATTGAGCCCGTGCCCATGGTTCGCCGTGGGCGCGACCGCAATCATGCGAGAGGAGTCTGACATGACAAGCTCTATCCGTACCCACACCGACGAGCGCAGGCGCAGGACCAGCAAGCCTCGCCCCCAGCACACCGAGTATTCCCACCTCACCGCCGAGGAGCTTGTCGAGCGGGTGAACGCCGCGCGCAAGGCCATGGGCTATGCCGACACCCGCGTCAGCTATCAGGGCAGGGGTTGGTATCACCGCCGCACCTCCGGGCTTGCGTGGGCCTTCAAGGAACGCCGCTATCAGGTGGAAGATTCGCTGCGCCGGTTCGAGGAGCGCGCACGCCAGCAGGAGGCCGACCGTCCCCTCCGGGAGAAGACCGCGAAGGACGAGCACCGCCGCCGGTCCTTGACGCTCGCCGCTGGCGACATGCTGGCTGTGCTGCGGCAGGTGCAGAACTACTTCAATGATTGCAGCGAGCCGAGCCGTGCAGCCTGCCGCGCCATCGTCCATGCGGTCATCGAGAAGGCCGAGGGCTGCCACGACCATGACTGGCACCGCGATCAATTCAACATCGAGGTGTGCGCGCACTGTGGTGAAGAGCGGGGGGAGGGGCGATGAAGCCCGCAACCACTCTCATCGATGCGCTGTACCGCACGACGTTCCGGCCCAAGACCCACCCCGGCTGGAGGTCCAACACCGACATGCGCCATGCGCTGGAGAGCGCGCGGCGCTTCGTGCTGGATGACCGCATGTCCGCGTTCATGGCCGAGCTATCGAACGAGAGCTTCATCCGTGCTGGTGTGGCGGGTGACCCCGTCCCGCTGTGCTCACGCCTCGCCGATAGCTTGCGCGTGTCGGCGCGGCTGCCGCATGCCAGCATCTGGATTGAGTACCCGCTGCGCCCCTACCAGCACCGCGCATATGAGGTGCGCAAGGGGTACTTCCAGCCGCACAGCCCGCCCGTGGATAGTGAGATACCGGCGCGCGAGGGATGGCTGATCCAGCAACACCCCGGCATCGAGACCGCGCACATCATGCATCTGTTCACGTCTGGCGATGCCGTCACTGTCACCGACGACGGCATGTCGATGTGGACGTTTCCATTCACGATGGCGTGGATGGCTGATGATTCACCCTTGCCATGGCGCACGATCATTCGAGGTCCGAAAGACGGCGACAATGGCCAGAGGTGGGAAGAGCCCATAGGCGATCCCAACAACGATATCTCCCGGCGCTTTGGACATATGTCGTCCATCCTATCCGGGATACCCGGATACGACCGCTACAACGTGGGCTTCGTGATCTCGCCGCTGATCATGGACCCGCGTCATGTTCACCCGGACTATGACCTGCATTTCCGTTACCTGCTCACGGAGTGGACCGGCGTCCTGCGCCGCGTCTGGGCGCTGCTCTCCACCATCGACCACCTGCCTATCCTCAAGGGCGACGTGCGCCTGACCAAGGGGTTCCTCGCGCGCGGTCGCATCCGCAAGTATCTCAGCCATCACACCATCACGCTCAACGTCCCGGCCAAGAAAGATACCCGGATACTGGCGAGGCAGATGATCGCCATCGCACATCGCAAGCGTCACGAGGTGCGAGCGCATTGGCGCGATGACTGGCGCAACCCGCCGAGCAAGCGATGCAACCCGCACATCTGGCAGCCGCTTGACGACAACGCCGACCTCATCCGCTGCGACCTCTGCGGTGGGCGGCAGATGCATATCCACAAGCACGAGCGTGGCGATGCCGCGCTGGGCTACGTCACGCACGACTACGCCGTGACGCATCCGACCGACCAACCCAAGGCTTGACCATCCCCTGACAATCTGTCAGGATACGCACCCACCAACCAAGGAGTCTGACATGCCTACCGACGACACCGAGGCCCTGCGCCGCGCCATGATCGAATCTGGCCAGCCGCAGCAGGATTGCGCCAAGGCCACGAAGCACTGGAAGACCGAGGCCCTGCGCGCCGAGTTCATCGTGCATGGCTTTCTCGCCCCCTTCATCATCGTCACCCGCAAGAGCGACGGCGTGAAGGGCTCGATGGAGTTCACCAACACCCCGCGCGTCTACTTCAACTTCATGCCGGATAACGACTGATGCGCGCCCACATCGAGACGGTGGTGGTGGTCGCCCTCGTGATCGCGCTTGTGATCATGGTGGCGACCCTCACCGGCTGCCAAGTTCCCCTACGCAACTACTGAACCCAAGAGGAGTCTGACATGGTTACCAAGCTCAACAAGCCGCTTCAGTGCAGCATCTGCAAGACACCCATCCAGCCGAATCCAATCTCTGGCTGGGCCGGTGGCAACAATGCGTGGCCCGTCAACGACGGTCGCTGTTGCGACGAGTGCGACATCGAGCATGTGATCCCGCTCCGTATCATGCGGCTGATGAAGAGCCGGTTCGAGGCGGAGGGCTCGTGACATGAACAAGACCACCCCCAGCCTGCGCGAGCTATTCGACCTCGCGTGCACTAACGCCAAGCGCATCTTTCTGGAGGAGGGCGAGGTCTCGCCCATCTGGCATGCTATCCCGGAGGATATCGCCTCGCCGCAGCTACTGATCGCTACCCCGTGGTGCAGCGACGAAGAGAAGGAAACGGCCATCGAGGCTATACGTGAGATGTTCAAGCTGCATCGTGTCCAACGCTTCGTGTTCGTCACCGAGGCGTGGGCCGTCATGGGTGGCGACCTCGCTACCGTCTTCAAGGGCCGCCCCTCCCAGCATCCCGACCGGCGCGAGATACTGCGGGTGCAAGCAGAGGATCGCAATGGTGACAGCCTCACCGGGAGCTATTATATCCTGCGCCCGGAGCATGGTCCTGTCACGCTGTCCCCGTTCAAGGAAGACCCGCCCCACATGGTCACCACTGGTCGCCTGTCCGGGATGCTGGCGTCATGAAGCTAGGCATCGACCGCCATATGCCTCCCACAGTCTGTCTAGGCTGTGGGGGGAAGATCGATGGTGCAACCCATGTCGGGGAGGAAGACACCACCCCTGATCCCGGTAGCGTTGTGGTCTGCATCTACTGCGGACATATCATGGCCTATGACGAGGGCTTGAAGCTTCGCGAGCTAACACTGGAAGAGCAACTAGATGTTGCTGGTGACCCCCGCATTCTGGCAATTCAGCGTGCGCGAGCCATCGCAGAGAAAATGGAGAGAAAGAAGTGACACCGCATCAATTCAAGTCGGCCCGCCGCACACTTGGCTGGGCCTATCCCAAGATCGCCGAGGTGCTGGGGAAGTCGGAGCGCGAATGCTACCGCTACTCCAACGGCACCGTGGAGATACCGGAGACCGTGGGCAAGCTCCTGCGCCGTCTGGTGCAGGACCGGCTGACCCTCAGTGAGCGCAAGTTCGAGGAATCGGTCGCACGGCTCTAGCCTACTCGAATCAACACACGTAACCCCTGACGATGGAGTCTGACATGGAACCCGAGGAACTGACGTTTGACGACCTCGCGCTGATGGTCGCCGAGGGTCTCGATGGCATCGAGGCCGAAACACTGGAAAAAGTCGTGCGCGTCATGTTCGACGCCACGGTCCAGTGGAGCGAAGAGAAGGACCGCTATCTCGTGACGCTGGGGGCCTGACAATGGACATCAACGGCTTTACCCCCTCACGCCGCGTCGAGAAGAACGACAAGGGCTATACGGTATATGTTCGCCCGCCGCAGATCATAGGCACCATGCCCGAGGTCAGCGTGACCCTCACGATAGGGCAGTACGGAAGGTACCTGCTCTGGCGCGACGGGGCACAGCTTATCCAAGACGCCCTCCCCGACCTCTCGCCCAGTGAGCGCGAGATGCTCATGACGGGCCTGACCGACGAGGACTTTGCCAAGCTCGCTGGCGAGCCCGACGAAGCCGCCTAAGTGAGTCGCGTCTTATCTCTAAGGTAGTCGCGTCACATCCCTAAGTTTACCTGCGACAATGTGTCACAGTGACACGCTGGCAGGAGTGTGCTATAATAGCAACATCATCGGGGATCATCCCGGTTCCCGGTGACCGCTGTTTGAACCGTTAATCAGGAGTCTGACAACATGACCAACAGTCATGACTATCTTGCTGTCATCCTCATCGGTGGTGGTTCCTCGTGGGGCCGCTCTCCCGACAAGGAGGAGGCGATCAGACGCGCCATCGCCAACTACCGCGACTGGGATGTCTACTACAAGGTCGCCAACACCGAGGTGATCATCAACGTCACCGACGTGCAGGGCTACAGCACCGTCGCTTGGAACGACCGTGGCATGCACGGCAAGAACGAGGCGACCGGCAAGGATGAGACAATCGACCGTCCCATCGAGCGGGTCACCCGCACCACCCCCAAGTGGCAGCGGCGGAAGACGAGGGTGTGATGCTCCACACCCCCATCTACGACGTGCGAGGGGGCCGCGCCTACTGCGGCCCCACCGCCATCGCCGCTGTGACCGGGGCGCCCATCTCGATTATACGGGATGTGATCCGGGCGCAGATCGGAACCAAGGCCAACGGCCACGCCATGCCGGTGATCGGCATCAGTCCCACCACGCTGGTGAAGACGATGCAGGTGTTGGGCTGGGAGGTGGTTGCCACGACCGACTGCCAGACTAGCAGTCGGGTCTACCGCTTGGATGACTTCCTTGAGCTTGTCCAGATGGGCACGGTCAAGGGGCCGCACATCGTCTGGGTCACCGGCCACTTCTATGCCGTGGACGACGACGAGATATGCGACACCTACAGCAAGATCCCGCTGGAGATCCACCGCTTCAAGCGCGGTCGGATGCGGTGGGTGAAACGCTGGTGGAAGTTCGAGAAGCCTGAGTAGAGCAAAGCCCCGGAGGGTTCGGGCCTTCCGGGGCTCCTCTACGTCTGCCCTGCAGGGCTCTAGGGGGCAGGGCATCAAGCTTGGACAGACGAAGCTCGCTGGGCTTTCTTATTAGTCGTCCTCCTGACAGAACGGTTCAAGGCCATCACGCATTCCCAACAAGGACATCCGCTGCGATGCACACCTGTCAGGGTGGCAATCTCTGCCTGCGTGAACTCGTAACGCCGCAGCAGGTTCCTTGTCTCCAGCCACAGCGGCCCCCGCGACAGGCTCCGCACCACCCGGCGATCAGCCGCCTCCGGGCCGTACACGTATAGTCGCAACGCCAGAAGCTCGTAGCTAGCCAGCGTCGTCTTCGGTACGTCGTCTGCCATTGGGGTTTTTCTTGCTGCGCGCCCACTCGATTTGCAGGTGCTTGATCCACCCAGCCACCTCCGGGCCGCACGCCATGGGCGACACCCGCTGGATGCTCCACGGTGGCTCTGTCTTGAACTTCTCCTTGTACTTGAAGAAGGCCCAGCCCTCCCGGTAGCCCTTGATCAGGGCATAGCCCTTTAGCTGGGCGTAGAACCGCTCCTTCTCCTGCATCGTATACGTGATCGGATTGCGGTCGCGTTTCTTGCGGAAGATCCCATCGAACTCCACCAGCACGCCATCACGCTCGATGATGGGCGATAGAGGTATCTTGCGCTCGAACCCGCACGCTGGGCAGACCTTCACGCCGACCGGGATCAGGCACGTACACTGCGGGCACGGCTTGGGCAGGCGCGGCTGACGGATGACCTTCGCGCCTAGGTCAAAGCGCCCGCCGTTCAGGTGCTCGTGGTGGATGTCAGAGGCGAAGCCGAGCCGCATCGTGGTGTCGGTGTGATCCAGTATAATGGCCTTGTCCTTGCCGTCCGCCGTTCGCAAGGATCTGCCGATAATCTGGACGAACAGCATCTCGGACTTGGTCGGTCTGGCGAGGATCAGGCACCGCACGTCCCAATCTACGCCGGTCGTCAGGGTGCCAACGGCACAGACAACTTCGATCTCGCCCGCGTGGAACTGGCGCTTGATCTCCTTGCGCTCGCTCATGGGCGTCCGGGCGTCTTGGTACCCGCATGGTATCCCGGCCTCTAGGAACCGCGCCTGCAGCATCTGAGCGTGCGAGCAATCGACCGCAAAGCAGAACGTCTTCCCCCGTCCCCACTTCTCTTGGTACGTCTTGATGATGTTGGCGACGAGGACGTTGTCCTGCATCACGTTGGATAGCTGTCCTTCGTGATAGTCGCCCGCGACGGTCTTGACGCCGCTCAGGTCTGGATGGTCACTCGCGAATACCGTGAACGGGGACAAGTATCCTTGGGCTATCAATTCCTTCGTCGTGCTCATCACTAATAGCGTATCGAAGAATCTGCCCAGTCCTCTCGTCCAAGGTGTAGCGGAAAGGCCAATGAACGGGATCTTTGACCAGTCCTCGTGCTTTAGCCACTTGATGTGCTCCGCATGCAACTGGTGGACTTCATCGAAGATTACCACACTGGACTTGGGATAGGCCTCGCGCCTTCTGACGGTTTGGATGCTGGCGATCTGGACCGGCTTCGACCAATCCGTAAGAGGATGGTCGGCTTGGATCACGCCGATATCCCGGATACCTTCTTCGGCGAACATCTCGACCGTCTGGTCGATGAGGCTGATGGCGGGCACGACGAACACCAGCGGGTTGCCCTTCAGTTGGGCTCCCACGACGATCTCGGCGGCCAGCCGCGTCTTCCCGCTGCCGGTGGGCGCTTGGACGACGATGCGCCGCACGCCCTGACCCACGGTCGCCCTGATGTCGTTAAAGGCGTCTTCCTGATAGGGGCGAAGGATCTTCACTGATCCATCTCCGGGTGCCGCTCACCTGTCAGGGGGCAGGGAGGATGCTTGCCCTCACACCACAGGAAGGCGCACTTGCAGCGGGGATAGTCACACAGAGCAGCGCCCGCCCCGGAGTCTGACCCAGAGGACGGGCGCGCTTTGGTTTCATACCTTCGATGCCGCGAGGATAGCATCATTCACCTCCCGCTTCCACTCTTCTCGTTCCAGATCCTCGTAGAACTTCGCGAGGCAGCTTCCATGCACTGACACGCCGCCATCCGGCGCACCCTCGTAGGTCGCGCGCTGGAAGTACCCGTAGCTCTTGCCGCACACCGCGCACTTGCCGACGTACTGTTTCTTCATGGTGACTTTACAATCTTGAGGCTTCGCCACTCAAACGCCGCACCCGGCTCAGTATCGAGGATGTCGCCACGGTCCTGACGACCGAAACGCTCAACCCATTCGCACTTTGTCTGGAAATCGAGATAAGCGATGGTCCCGCAGCTAAAGCCCAACACGAGGAACACCGGCACGCGCAGGATCTCATCGACCTTGCGTGCCTCCAGCACCTTCCGCTTGCTGATGCGGTAGTCTGGATACCCGCCAAAGGCAAAGTTGCGCCGCTTGTTCTCGGAGAAGGCAACAAGGAGCCCGTCGCGCAAGTAGGCACCATCGATGTGCGGATTGTCTCCTTGGATGGGCACGTACTTGGCCCTGTAGTACCGGGCAAAGATCTGACCAAGCCCGACTTCTGCCTCTGTGTTGGCTTCAGTCTCGTATAGTGGACGAGGCATGATCTGGCTCCCACGACAGACGATGGATTGTAGTCGGTAGCCCAATGCTGGCACGATCCCAGACGAACCATGCGAACGCTATGCCGCTCTGGGCTCTCTTTCCCTGCCAGCCATCCCTGTGCATGAAGGGCAGCCGCTTGCGAAAGACGTGTATCCGGGCGAGGCCGCAGTTCTCCAAGATGTGCGACCGTCGCGCGCTCTCATAGAACGCCAGCCGCAGGAGCATGATCACGCGCGGGCAGTGATAGAGCGCATGCTCCACGAACTGCTCCGCGAGCTTGAACGGGGGATTAGTTACAATCGCCTCTACATCGAAGCGCCGCTGATGCTCCATCAGGAAATCAATCCTGCTCTCAGAGCCCTCACAGCCATAGGCGTTCAGGTCGGTAGACCAGACAGTGTGGCCACGGGCTCGCAGGATATTAGTGATACGACCGCGACCGCAGGCTGGCTCCCAGATGTGATGGGGCAGCTTCTCCACCCGCAGCAGTGCCTCTATCGCCGCATCAGGCGTCTCGTAGAGGTCGTCCTTGCGATCACTCAGCGAGTGCCGCTTGGACCCCGTCGCCGACGAGTCGAGCATCTGCTTCCCTCACTACGATCCAGACTAAACCGTTGCCTTCAAACTCCTTCTCAAGCTCCAACTTGCGCAGGTGCTTGTCGTCAGGAGTGAGCCCACGGCTCACCATCCAATCCAGTATAAGTTTAGCGCGCCCATCGAGGTCACCCCGCAGTTCCGGGAATACCATCTTGCAGGTATAGGGTCCGGTGATGGGCGTTGCTTTCCCGAGCCTCTGGAGCACGTAGTAGTCATCCGCCTGCTTGATCCAAGCACGATACCTACCGGACTTCACGCGCCCAAAGCCCTTGCCCCCCTTGCGGTTGGCGAAGGCGTTGTTGGCAGATGGCGCGACGGGAAGAGAGAGCGTGAGCATTTAGCACCTTGACTTCGGCTACGAACGTATTACAAACGGAACACACACGCAACAGGAGTCTGACATGAAGTCTACCCTATTCGGAGCCGCCGTTCTGGTGTTCGCCACCAGTGTGCAGGCCGAGCCGATACCCGACCCGCTGCGGACCCACCTCATTGCAGGCTGGATGAAGTACTGCACCGGAACCTTCGACACCCCCGGCAACAAGAAGTCTTGGACCCCCAAGGAAATCTCCGACTTCTGCGCTTGCGGCTCTGTCACTATGGCAGACCGTACCACACAGGAGATGTACGACGCACGCCAGAAAAACGGCGAGTACGCCAAAGAGTGGTGGACAATGCGCGAGGAGGTCAGGCTGTACTGTACGGACAAGTACGTGAAGCAGCCCGACGTGACGGATATCAAAGACAAGAAGTGGTGAGATCTGCGAGGCAGGGGTTACCTCATCGGCAAGCGCGAGTGTCGGTGTACCAGAAAGGCGACCTGCGGCCCTGTCTTGTGGGGTGTTTTAGCCCCGGTTAGTCATACCGTTCAAGGTCGCTGTCTCGCGCGCTAATTCATAGACGTTGGCAGAGGTGCCCGATGTCCAAACGCAAGCACATCTCGTGGAAGAAGAAGTATGCGTCAGCCCTGCTGGCGCTGGGGGACATCCCCTATGGGCATGCCCGCGAGATGACTGCGGACCAGATGATCTCGTTGTATCACGTAGATCATGGCATCCTGCATGAGACCGAGAACGAGAACGTCGATCAGTGGTGGAACCTGACGCCGAGGCTGATCTCGGCGCATCGTCTCAAGACGAAGGCCGATGCCAAGATCATCGCCAAATCCCGGCGCATCCGGGCTTCGCTTGAGAACTCTATGAAGCTCTCCCGCGAGAAGCTGGCGGCTGACTTTCTCACGCCCGCCGAGCAATTCTCTCAGAAGTGGGCTGAATACGAGCGCAAGGCGAAGCCGAAGATACAGTCGCGTGGCTTCGACAAAACCCTACGTAAGAAGATGAGCGGAAAGGTAGAGCGACGATGAGTGACCCCCGATACTGGGCATGGTGGCAGGACAAGCTCGCTGGCAAGAACCCGCCCGCCTCTGAAGGCACACCCTATGCCGGGTTCTACCGTGCCGTTCGCAAGAGCACCTACGGTGGCACCAAGTGGGCGATCCCCATCGCCTACTGGCCCGGAGAAGAGGGCGTCATTCACTGTCGCGAGGGCCTCCGGGATGTGACCGGAGAGCGCGGTCGCGACATCTGGATCAATGTCTGCAACAACCCGGTACCCGAGGAGTGGTATCGCGAGGTCGCCGAGGGCGATCAGCCTGAGTGGCGCGATGGCATGGCCACAGTGGCCCCCATGGGCGACAACAAGCCACCGGACGAGACCGACTTCGACTACCTGAAGGGCAAGATCGAAGACAACGCTCGCACAGCCAAGCAGATTCTTGAAGATGGTCCTATCAAGGAGCAGACCGAGGCTGACCTGATCAGCAACCTCGCAGACGTACTGAGCGAGTTCTGGAAGAAGGCTGACGAGGCCCGCAAGAAGGAACGAGCACCTCATGACGAGGCGCTCAAGGCCATCCAGATCAAGTGGTCGCCGCTGTTGCTGGCGGCAGAGGCCTACAAGACCCTGAAGTACAAGCTGCTAACGCCTTGGCAGATAGCCCAGACGCAGAAGGCCGAAGAAGAAGCCAAGGCGGCGGTGGCGGCGGGGGAACCAGTGCCTGACACCCCCCGCCGTCCCCGTGCTGGCACGCGCGGTCGGGCGATGACCCTGAAGAGTTTCAAGTCAGCCGAGATCACCGATTATGACCAGTGCTTGGCCTTTTTTAAGGAGAACAGCGAAGTCCGCGCCACGATACAGGATCTGGCGAACAAAGCCGTGAGAGCAGGCGTGAGCGTGCCGGGTGCCAAGCTGGTCGAGGAGCAGAGGACCGTGTGATGGATACTGTGGATCCCGAGAGAAGGCAGAAGCTGCTTGAGGCAATCGTCAAGCGCGAAGCTGAGCTGCACGCAAAGAAGCTCTCCAACGATCAGCAGTACTGGGATCTGGTGAACTTCTCGCGCGATCACATCGGACGAGCGTCACACGATGCGCTGCTGCGCTTCAAGTGGGCTGAGTACGGATACAGCGAGGGCTGCGCTGCGGTGTCGTTCGTTCTTTGCACTCTGCTGGCTGTGGTTAATCGCGAGCTTAGCATCTCACCGGAGCAGTTCGCTGAGATGGCGAAAGAGCGGCTGATCCATATCCGCGAACACTACGAAGACGACGAGGAGGACGAAGATGAATGACCACACCAATCCAACGCCCCGGCGGCCCATCATGCCAGCCGTGCCGGGACCAAACAATCCGGGCATTGCTGCCAAGGCTGTTGCCCTGCGTGAACAGAAGGCACGCGAGGTATTTGCTGAACCGCCTGCACCGCTACCGCCTCGCGCGCCGCTGCCACCGGATGCACCTCTCTATCGAGTATCCGGCCCCGTGGGCAATCTCGCCAAGGGGATCAGTGGCGTGATGACCGAGGTCGGTACCATCAGCAAGAGTGGCTACAACAAGTTCCACGGCTATGCGTATGCCACGCTGCAAGACCTGCTCTATGCGGTCACTCCGCTGATGGGCAAGCACGGCGTGTGCATTATCCAGAATGAAGTGGAGCGCACGGCTGCCGAGACCCGGATCATGGTGACCTACGAGTTCAGCATCTTCCACACGTCAGGAGAGATGTGGCCCGAGCGCCCGCGCTTTACCGGCATGGCGATTGGACGCAACCAGAAAGGGGAGTGGGACGACAAGGCGATCAACAAATGCCACAGCGCCGCGAGGAAGTACTTCCTGCTGAGCTTGTTCCAAGTGCCCAGCGGGGACTTCGATGACGCCGATGAGGGACCAGCGCAACCTGCCGCAACAAAACAGCAACCCAGCCAGACTGAGCGCGCCAATACTCCGCAGCAACCCAGAATCAACGAGCGCCCTCGCACCGTACCGGGACCGGCCACGCCTGATAAGCAACCCAGAACAAATGAGCGTCCTGCTACGAAAATATGGAGCCCGCACAAGATCGGCTTCACCGAGGGCATGACTGCCGACAAGTGGGCGGGCGAGTATCTCTTCGCCATCAAGACAGCCAAGAGCCAGCAAGAGATTACGGAATGGGACGGGCTGAACGATGCCACGCTGCAGCGGCTCAGCGATAAGTACCCCGAGGTCTACGAGCAGGTGAGGGCGGCGGCGGAGCAGCGCATGGAGCAGCTTGCACCACCTTTAGTGGTTGAGGTTGGCCCCGAGAACGCCATGCCCGACCCAGCCAAGGACGCGCAGGAGGCGATGAACTGGGTCGCACAGAGCCTCGTAGACGCGCCGAGCTACGAGACTGCTGAGTTGTTCTGGAACGGAATGGTCGCGCCACGCGAGAAGGAGTTCGACCCGGCTGACTGGGAGCTACTCATGAACGAGTGGCGACGAGCCGAGATCCGATTGAACACTGACGTTGAGCCGGATGCGCCGGAAATCTAATGCCCATCGAGACTACGCTGGTCAAGCGGCCCGCGCTCTATGTGGGAGAGATCGGGTTCTTCCCGACCAACCACATGGCGGCGGAAGACATCGCGCCAGCCAAGATGAACGCCGAGGTGGTGTGCAGCTTCTACACGCCACGCAACCTAGAGAGCCTCAAGTTCCTCTGGGCGCTCGTCCACAAGGTCGCCGACAACAGCGACAGGTGGTTGGACAAGGACGAGGCGATGGAAGACCTCAAGATGCGCGCCCGGTTCGCGCGCTTCGTGGTGGGGCCTGACGGCAAGGTGGAGCTACGCCCTAAGAGCCTGAAGCGAATCAACGAAGAGGCGCTGCGGCTCCTGACGGAGAAGATGATGGATATTATCTGCGCAGAAATCCTGCCCGGTATGAAGAAGAACGACCTGCGCAAGGAGATCGAGGTGATGCTTGGAACGCGGACCTGACTTTGGATGCGACTGGAAGTACTGGGGAACACCATGTCGCGTTGTCAACGTCATCATTGAGGACGGTCATGTGGTTGCGCTTCTTATCAATACCGGTGTCGGCCCTGATATCCGAGCAGAACTGAACGAACTTACCTACGAGGTGAGACGCGACAGTTGAAATGACCGGCATCACATGGCGTCAGAGGCTGATACTGGAGGCTGCTTCAAGAGTGAACTACCTGCCGTTCCGAGCACACCGGCAGATCAATATGCCCAACGGAGTCTGGGGCTCGCTGGTTGATCGCGGGTTCCTGCGTCACAGCCCTACGGGATGGGAGATCACCCCGGAGGGGCGAGAGAAGATCGCTAACGGAAGGAACCGCAGATGATCCCTGATCGAATCGAGTACCTGCTCATGCTGGCACGCGACGAGCGCACCGAGAACGATGACCTCATCGACAAGCAGAACGAGATCTTCGCAGCCCGTGCGATAAGATTGCTTCAACTGGAGGAGCTACACCGGGAGACCGGACGCATCCTGCAGGAGGAACTCAAGCGGTTCGCCCGCTGGATGCCCAAGGGTCACGCCCCTCCGGGCACAGCGGTGCGAGTGGAAGGCGACCCGCGCCAAGTAACTCCGTCGCGGGAGCAGTATGAGGCCATGCCGAAGGTTGTCCAACAGGGGCCTATTAATCCTCTCCTGAACCCCCAGATGAATCTGGCAAGAAAGGAGAAATGACATGGAGCTATTCACGACCGAGGCGCTAGCCAACTGGCTGCGCAACCAACCCTCTGATCAGGAATATGTCTGGTCGGACCCAGTGTTCTGCCTGATGGGGCGCTATCTCGCAGACAACGGCTCGTGCTGGGGTGAACAGGGCTATTCCGATATGCCCAACTACGAGGTGATCGCAGGCCAGAAGCCGTGGACGTATGGCGCGGCGCTGGGGCGGGCCGAGAAGGTGCTGGCGCTCCCGCCTCCGCCGCTGCAGATCGAGGCTTCGCGTGAGCTTGAGACCGTAGACGCGGGGTGACTGACGATAAGCCCTGCGTGTATGGCCACCGTGTCGGGGCTGGCACCTCTCCCTGACACGGTGGTCTCATTAACCTAGGTTAATTAATTATTCCGCTTGTATTACAAACGAACCACGTCTAGCCTTGCCTCGCGGCAAATTCACCCCCGAGGATCTCCAGATGAACAGACTACTATTAGCTGCCGTCCTGCTGGCTGGAACGGCGCTCGCTACATCAGCCAGCGCAGGTACACTCACTGTCGGCGCACTATCCGATGCACAGGTGGTGCCACAATCGGCATCCGCACCGTGCATCATCTGCGCCACGACGCAGGCCCATAACCCTGTGGGTTTTGGGTACAACAACTTCAATTCGACGGGGAACGATGCGTCGTTCAACCTGTTTAGCTCGAACATCACTGGCGCATTTGCCAATGATGATGACCTCACGGTCACGCCCTACACCGGCACTCTGCTCAAGAACTTCCTGACATCGGTGGGCGACGTTAACCTCACCTTCGGTGTAGCCATCGACGTGAACAGCACGTCAGCCAAGTCGGAAGTGTTGCAGCAGTTCCGACTGATCGATCTCGATCAAGCAGGCGATGGGCCTCTCGGCTCGTTGGTCCTGTTCAGCATCCTCAACCCAGTTCCGCTGCCCGACATTCGCAACGGGAACGGCAGCGCCGACTATCTGATCACGGGCTTCAACCTGAGCGGGCTTGCCAACCTCGGCGACCGCCTCTTGTTTCAAGCAACATGGTCGGGTGCAGTCGATGGTGGCGAGAGCTTCTATATCGTCCCCAGTCTAGTAGCAGTACCAATCCCGGCAGTCGGGGCAGGCCTTCCCGGTGTGATCGGGGCGTTCAGCTTGTTTGGTCTGTGGGCTAGGCGTCGTCGTCAACGCCTTGGACTCGCATGAGTGCGGCGGCCCTGTTCCTGCTCGGTCTGATTGGCCTCTTTGCCCTCCGGTGCAGGACGAACAAATCGCTCAACACGGGCGTGGCCTAACAAAAAAAGGAGGCGCAGATGTCTGCGCCTCCAGTTCGCTGCGTGATTCCCAGAGAACGAATCACGATGGCGTGGGGACAAGTGTACCCTCGGCAGGTACCCCCACAATGATCCAGCCAGTCTGTTCCGTCCAAGCTGTCTTCCATTCAACCTTGCGTCCACCTTCTATTTCGGGCGGCAGATCCGGCGGCAGCACGATGGGATGGGTCGGACGATCACTTGAGATGCCATAGCCGGGGTCACCAGCCATGCCCCATCCGGGCGGTCGTCCCGGCCCCGCGATAGGATTGGTCGGCCTCGGATCGGTCGGCCCCCAGATACCTAGCGGCGGTTGTCCACCTTCCGGCGGGAAGTAGATCGGGTGTGACGGACGCGGTTGCTGTCCGGGCAGAGTGTTGTCAGGATAGGGCGGCTGTGGACGCGCCCACGGGGGTGAGTAACCCGGATCGACCGGAGGCCGTGCCCAAGGAGGCGAGTATCCGGGGTCCACCGGACCACCGGGGCCAACTGGAATACCATAGCCGGGGTCTTGCGCCATGCCCCACCACGGAGGACGACCGGGACCGGCGATGGGATTAGTCGGGAAGCCGGGGCCTTGTGATGGATAGGGCGGCTGCTGTCCCGGCGGCCCGTCGATGGTAGTAATCAAGGCATAGAAAGAAGGCATGTCAGTTCTCCTTGGGGGGTTGAGATGGTGGGCAGGGCTGCGGATCCCATGCGAATGCCAGTTTCCTTGCCCTGATATGTGCATTCACAGCGTTGGTCGTGCCCACTTGCGCTCTTTGTGGTTGAGAGTTCTGTGGATCTTTTGTCCAGACATCGAAGAGATGGGACATTGATTCCACCAGCCCCTTGTCGATGCCATCGAACACCAACTGGCGTATCCGTTCACGCTCAGTGGGATCAACGCAATCATAACCGACCTTGCCTACAGCATCGCGCTGTTCAAGCAGCGCAATCGCCATCAGCGTCAGCAATACCGTAATCACGATGACCGCGAGCGCCACCCACCGTTCCTTGTTCACGCAATCTCCAAGCTTCCTCCGTCCTCGACCAGCTTCTGCACCTTCTGCAGTAGCTCATCTACCCCCGTCACGATGTCCACCTCGTGACGGTTGATCGGACCCCAGTGCTGGCGCAGCACCCGCAATCCGATGGCTGTGGTCATGACCGCGAACGCTGGACTGAACTTGGCCAGCCACTGGTAGGCCGCGCCTTCTCCTGTCCCGTATACGTTCAGGTTGTTGGCACTAGGATAGATGTCCTCGCTGAAGGTCTCCAAGAAGCCATTGGGATCTGCCCAGTACTCCATGAAGAACTCCTCGATGTACGAGGAGGAGTTGGCGAAGTTCCAACTGGACTGGAACAACCCGGCCTCACAGGTGTCAGCCGAGGTGTTCTCGGCGCTCATATCCCGTCCTTCACAGTACTTGCCCGAGCTTTCTCTCATGCCCAGCCCAATGAGCAGCACAAACAGGTGCCTGATCCGGTCACGCTGGTTGGTGTTGGTCATGCCCTTGGCTTTGAACTGGTCCTTGTACCAAGCCAGCGCATCCGTATCGGAGTTGCCCACCGCCTTGGACATGAAGACGGCTGCTTCCTTGCCGTTCTGCTGCATGATCAGGGCCGCCGCGAAGCAGAAGGCCATCCCGGACATGTATCCGGGAGGAGACGAGCCCCGGTCGGGCCAATCGTAGTCGTCCAGATCGGACGCAACGACCAGCCGGTCGATCTCCATCTTCATGTCATCCGGGATACCATCGTCGCCCATGTCCATCTTGGCGTTGAGGGTATCCACCTCGGCCCACGTCATCGGGCCGACCACGCCGTCTGCCTTCAGTTCGCACGCCGCTTGAAACGCACGAACCTGAGTATCCGTAATAGAACCAAAGTCGCCATCTGCCGGTATCCCCAACGAACGCTGGAGCCTAGCCACCGCTTCACCTTGGTCGCCCTCTTTAAGAGTAGGATGCGAATCAACGTCAGGCCCCGGCGGTTCCGGCGGCAGGTCTATATCTGGCGGCCTCGGTCCCGGCTCGGGCTGCCAGTCAGCCTCCTCGCCCGTGATGCCCTCTGCAATAGCGGTACAAATCTCGGGGAACTTCTCGGCATAGATGTTGCAGTCGGCGCGCGAGTCTACGAAGCACACCTCCACTAGGACTGCAGTCTCGCTGGTGTCGTTGAGGAAGGTCAGGTTGCCCTCCTTGGGACCACGATTTTTCAGTCCAGAAGCGGTACATATCTTGTCCACGATCTGATCGGCATACTTGCTGCCAGCCGAGGAAGCATAGAACACCTCGCTGCCCACCGGCTCGTCGCGATAGCCCTCGCCCGTACTATTGAAGTGGACACTCACGTCGAGGTCGTGAGCGCCCTGTGCGTTGTGGAACGATACGATCCTATCTAGATTTTCTGACTGATCGTCCGACACGTCGTCATGGTAGACGGTGACCTCATTGTCCATGGACTTCAGGACAGTCGCCACCTGATCCACGACCAGCCTAGCCTCATCGACCTCATCGATGTAGCCGCTGGCACCACGGATGTACTTCCCGTGGCCTGACGAGATGACAATCTTCATGGGGGCCTCCCGAATCGGAGCGCCATCCTATCACGTAGGGACTTCGTTCCATGCGCCGGTCACATACCCGTAGAAGGCCAAGACCAGCAGCACCAAGATCAGCACAATCGTTGTCGAGATCGCCATCTTGGTCTGGCGATCAGGCATGGATGATGAAGCCGAAGGCGTGCCACCCCAGCAGGAACAGCAGGATGAAGAACAGCAGCGTGCTGGCATGAATATACGGTCCAGCCAGACCACCCCACGTTGTTCCAACCCACGAGAGGATCCAGAACACCATCAGCACCCAGAACAGAAGCCCTATCGACATGGCAGCCTCCTTGGTTATTCTTCTCCCGTAACCTGCTCCTCCAACGCCTTGAGCGCGGCCAGACCGGCAGCCCCGTAGACCGGGATGTCGCCCTTGCCCCACGCCCGCCGCACGATCTCGGATCGCGCCATACCGGTGAGCCGGTGGATCCGCTCGATGGTGTGGTTGACCTCTCGGATCATCGGCCCGCCCGCTGCATTCTTGTGACCGGCCCAGCCAGTCTCTTGGAACATGCGGGGATCAGCGCCAGCCTTCTCAGCTTCCTGCGCCATGACGTGCTCGTTGAGACCATACCAATCGGGCTGGGTCTTTCCGGGCTGCATCAGGTCACTCATCTGCTCGTCCATGGTGCCCGGTTTGCGGTGCCCCATGAAATCGCCAGCGAAGTTGTGACGCTTGGGGTTCTGCCCGCCAACACCCAGCCCCTTGAACCCGCCCTCGTCTTGGATGCGCTGTGCGGTGTTGCTTAGCTGGCTGCCATACTGTGAGGCGACTGGTGTCGGCCACTGATGGGTCTGCTCTGGCCAACGCTGGCCCTTGGCAGCCAAGTAGTTCTGGTAGCCAGCAGCAATCAGGTTGTCCCTCGGCTTCATGCCGCCGGTCGTCGCCGCCATCGAGGTGGCGAACTTCTCCCGGAACGCCGCACGTCCCGCCTTCGGACCCATCTGGCGCACCAGATCCTGCTCAAGCTGTCCCATCATGTACCAGTCTTGCGTGGTCAGCCGCTGCATGGGGCCGACAAACTCAGGACCAGCACCACCGGGGCCAACGAAGTCAGGCCCCCGACCACCACCAAGCAACCTGCCTCTGCTGTAGGCCGCTTGCAGCGCCCTGCGGGTCTCTATCGAACCTATCTTGTAGAAGTGCTCCGCCAGCTTGTTCAGCGTCTTGGGGACGATCTGGATGGTGTCGGTGTTGAGCGGATAGTTCTTGGGGTCCACATCGAACCGCGCATTCTCATCGAAGTACGGATGGTATCCGTTCTCATCCATGTCCTTGATGACCCGAGCCCGCTCCTTCATGAAGGCTTCGGCGTCTGGCGTCTGCTGCTTGGCCTCAAACGTCAGTTGCTTCCCATCAGGCCCGTACACGGGCTTGCCCGTCTTGAAGTCTGTCTTCGGCTTGATCTTGGGCGGCCCGACCGGAGGATACTGCTCAGCGTACTGCGGGAACGGCGCATTGGGATTGGGTGCGTCACGCCACTCGGGACTGCCGGGTACCGGCTCCGTCCTGACTTCCGTACCGGGCTCTCGCTCCAGCTTGTAGATCTTCGCGTCCTTGAACGGCTTCTCACCCCGCTTGAGCTTCCCCGTCTTCTCGATCATCTGGTGTTCGCGTGCGACATCCTCGGTCTCCCACGAGGGTCTGGACGGGAGCGTGCTGTCAGCGCGCGTCTGCACGTTGCGCGCCTCGGCCTCACCAGCCTGCGCCTTGTAGATGCGGTAGCGGATCACCCGCTCCATATCCGCTTTGTCTTTCGGACTCGCCGCGTCGTAATCAATGCCCTGCCTCTTGGCCATATTCCGGGTGAGAGTTGTGACCTCCGACTTCGCCAGCGGAAGACCGCGCGGGTTAGAACCGGGCGCGAACTTCTCATGCTCTTGGATGGCGTGCTGCATCTCATGCAGCAGCATGTCGCGCGCGCCCACGTCGCTTGCGTACTGCTTCCCGAACAGGTCGCCGACACCACCGCGCTCATAGGTGGGGGCATTGACCGCTATGTCTCCGTGCGACCCCTTGAGACTGTACTTGGTCGGCGGCGCATACTCGGCCCCCGGCTTGATCCCCTCGCCCACCTCCAGAGTGGTCTTCATATCCTTGAGCCACGGATAGGCCTCGTAGGCTGCCTGATGCTCTAGCTGCTGCTCCATTCGTTGGTTAGGCCTGAACCCAGTTGCCCGCGAGGCAGCATCCGCCTCGTAGATGCGATCCTCTGGGTGCTCTGGCCTGATGCGCGCCTCCGCATCCGAGATCTCAAAGCGCGGCTTGCCATCAGCACCAAACTCCCACCCCGTTCTGTTGCGGATGGTCGCATGCGGGACGCCCTCCTTCAGCATCTGCTCGGCTTCAGCCAGCTTCGGAAGGTTCGCAGTCTTCGCACCCTTTCCACCGAAGATACCCAAACCGGGCTTCGCGAACGGAGCATTGAAGCCGTACAACCCCAACGCAGTTTCAAGACCGGCGGGCATCTCCTCGGGAGGAGGACCAAAGCTGGGCAGATCTTCGTGACTGCCAGCGTATTCACCTCTGCGCTGCAGATCGCCACCGACATGCGTCAGGCGTTCTGGCGTACCCACTATCTGCTTGCCCATCTCCTTGAGCACATACGTGGGAAGGGTCTCGCCTTCCGCATTGACCTTGGGTGCCGGGATATCCTGCACAGGCGTGGTGGACGTAACAGTCGGGCCTGCAGTGGCGCTCAGCCCACCGGGGACGTTGCGCCTTGCTAGCTCCGCATCCAGCGGATCGGGCTCACTCGAATCAGCATTAATACCGCCGCCGCTGGCGAAGCGCCGCACCGCCCCACCATTAGCCGAGAGCATGACCTGACGACGCGCCTTCTCCCTGACAACACCCTCAAGCTCCCGGAACTCCGCCCCCGGTGCGCCAGCCCGCAACAGCTTAGCTTCCTGATAGGGAGCAACCTCACCGCCGTCAGCGCGAGCTTCAGCGGTCGGAGGCTTGCGCGATCCTCGTGTGTAGGGGCTGGGATAGTGCCCCATGAACGCTTGGTTGCCAGCGACCAACTGACCAATGGAGAGAGGTGCCTCACTGCGCCGGTCCTCGACGTTGCTGCTACTGGGTAGCTCGGCCCAACGGTCCTTGACCTCGCCACCCTCGGCATACCCTACTTTCCCCTTCGCTTTAGCAGCGCCGCGAGCGAGCGATGATCTTTCACGCGCCGCAGCAGCACGCGCTTTATTTCGGGTCTTGATTCCTTCGCGGCCAAGCGGGCGTACCGCTCCGCCACTTGCATAGCCCGCTGGTGCTGACTGATCAGGGTGTGGTCCTCCCGTAATGATGCTGGTGCGAGCGGCACGCGCGCCGAACTTCCCGACCGTTCTCCAGAATGCGATCCGCTCCTGCGGCAGGGACTTGCCGAGGAGCATGTGACCCACAGCCGGGTCAACCATGCCCTCCACAAGCAACTCCTGCACCGACTTGATGCCCCTATCACGAAGAACCTTCACCCGTCCTGCACTCAGGAACCCAATCGCCGCTCCGAGAGGACCGGCTGTGAGCCCGCCGGTTGCGCCGCCAAGCAGATGAAGAACCTTCGACAGATTGCTTCCCTGCAAGCCGAACTTCTTCATGGCGTAGAGGTCTTGCGCCGTGTTGGATCCACCCGGCACCTTGGTGGCATCGATGCTCATCTTGGCGCGACGGAGATCCTTGGCGATCAACTCCATCGTCTTGATCTGCTCGGGCGTGAAGCCGAACTCGCGCAGAACCGCACCGTTGCCCTTGATGAACGTCTGGAATTGATCCGCCTTCAGGATATCGATCTCGGTCGTACCAGCCGCCGTGTTGGAGACCAGCCTATTGGTCATCCAATCCGTGATAGCCCTGCGCGCACCGTCCTGCGCTTCAGGTGTGGTCAGCCTCGACATGATCTCTCTGGCATCATTGACCGCAGTCTTGCTACCGAAGACGCTGCCGATGAGCTTGGAGATATCCTCCTTGTCCCTCACCCCCATGAGGTCACCGAAGATGCCCTCGTTCCCCTTCTTGCTGACAGCAGCACGCTCAGCCGCAGCTTCCTTGATTGTCCGCGCCTGCTCCTTTGTGGCTGCCTTTACTCCGAACCCGGATGTCTGAACTTCCTCCAGCCGTCGCGCCAGCGCACCACCATCACGCTCGGTCACGGCACGCAGCGCATGCTGCTTGCCCCTCGCCCAACTCATCACCCTGCCGGGATCAAGGTTGCCGTTCACATCGGTGGCATAAGCCCGCATGTCGGCAACGAGAGCCTCGCTTACATCCTGAAGACCACGGCCTCCAGTCGCACGCAGATAGGCGTTGACTGTGTCGTATCCCTTGGGACCGGTGGGAATGATCTTGCCGGGAACGGTAGAGGGGGTTGCCCTTAACTCACCGCCCTGTCCCGGCCTGATGACGCCTTGGATCGGCTCCACCTTGAAGGTGGCCGCGCGTTCCTTGGTCGCTGCCGTCGCTGCAGCAAGACGCTCTGCTGCATCGGCAGACATGGCCGCTTGTTGCGGCCCTGCAGGGACACCACGCTCGAATGGTGCAGCAACAGACTGCTCTACCATCCCTCGCAACTCGGCCATGCGCCCCCACGCAGGCGACTCACCAGCCCGCCGCCGCTCTTCACGCATCGAGGTCGAGATAAGACTGCGCAGCGACCGCATCTCCCTGAACGAGGTGACCGGGCCGTAACTGTTGATGACCCTTTGAATAGCCCTCTCGGCATCCGTGACGCTCTCGGCATCCGCCAGCGTCATATTGCTGCGGGCACGGAACTCCGCATTGATCACCGGACTGGCGTCAACCGAGAGCCTTCCTTGCGGGTCAATGTCATCCCACAGCCTGCTGGCGGCGTTACGTGACGCCGTATTGGCTTCAGTTAGCTCCCGCTGGAACACCTGACCGGAGATATCCGGGGTAAAGCCGGTGCCACCCGCTGCTCGATCTGCCGCTTCGGCTCGCGCTGTTGCTGCCTGTGTCGTTGCTTCGGCCCGCGCAATCGCTGCTTTCTCTGCCGCTTCGGCAGCCGCATCCTCGGCCTTCATCCTCGCGCGGAGATCGTTGGCGACCTCCTCGGGGTTGCCGGGTCTGATGACATCCTTCTCCAGCGCACCCTGTCTTGCGGCTGCCTGCTCTGCGCGCCGCTCCGCAAACGGGGCCTGCTCCTTCGTCGCCACGCCGCGTTCCAACTGCCCCAGTCCGTAGTCGCCCGTGGCTTGGAACGTCGTTGGCTCTGAACCGGGGACGATCTCCTCAACATCTCGCAGCTTGTCCCGTAGAGCGGGAACCGGGGTCTTCGTGGACCCCTTCATGGCCAACCCGGCCATCTCCTCTTGACCGGCCTTGCTGTACAGCCGCATCTCATCCGCAAGCGGACCCTCACGAGGCGGCTTGACCTTCGTTACCGGGGTCAGCGGCTGGCCTAGCTGCTTGAGCCCAAGACCGGGGGTCGCTAGCTGCGCCGCAAACTCTGTGTATGCCTTGGGGATACCGGTCCTCTGCTCGACCGGCTCACCGACAACTGCACGATAGGCAGCATTGATCGGAGAGGTGACGTATCCCAGCGCCCCCAGCCCGATGTTGCCAACACCGTAGAGAGTTTGCTTGGCGCTCTCCGCCAGATCGCCACCAGTAGGCGTGCGAAGCTGCTCAACGCCACGACCTATTCGCGCCTGCTCCTCCCGCCGCATCTCCTGATAGATCGCAGGGTAGTCATAGACAGTCGTGTTCGTGCGCTCGGCATGTTGCCCCGGCTCTGCCGGTGGCGGCGGACGATCAGACGGCAGCACATACGGCTGCTCAGCAGGCTTGGCATCGCTCGGTCGCACAGTGATCTGTGCTGGAGCCGCATCGGGACGATCTGACGGCAGGATATATTCGTCAGCCATGCATCACCTGATCCAGCGCGCTACGCCGGGATACTTCTTCTCGAAAGCTGCAGCCACTCTCGGATCGTTTCCGCCATTCTTAAGCGCGTCAATGTCTGCTGGCGAAATGACAGAGACCGCTGCTCTAGCTGCGTACATCTCGGCTGGATGGTACCGGAAGAACCCATTCTCCATCGCATCGGCATCGCTGTGGTAAGCCGCGATGTTCTTCGGATTGTTCATCCAGTTATAGTGATCGCGCTCACGCTGGGCGGCTTCCCTGTTTGCAGCGATGACAACTCTGGCACCCTCGACTGTCATCTCAGCACCGGGGAAGGCCTTCACCGCCATCTGAACGATGGCTTGCGCGTTATGCTGACCACCACCAGTCAGCCTCGACTGCAGGAAGCCGCCAACTGTCGTGTCCTTGAACGCGGCTTCCATTGCGCCCACCACACGAGGATCGAACGGCGGTTTCCCGCCCAATGTCCCTACCGTCCAGTTGACTAACCGCGCCGCCTCATTGCGCACTCCAGCACCCGGACCTTGAGACAGCAATCCCTTTGGCGGCAACTTCGCTAGCTCGCCTTCCAGCCTCGATAATTGTCCAAGCGTATTCTCCGCAGCAGCATTGGTCGTGCGGACATCAGTCATGACCTTGTTGTAGTGGTTCCGGTTCGATGTCAGCACACCGGGATTGGGCCGCCTGATAACCCCCTTCTCCGTGGACGGGTTAAGCGGATCTTCAGGGTCTACTTCCGCTATTGGCTGGAGCGGATTGACGGCAGATGTTGTGGGCGTGTTTCTCCCCGGTATCGGCCCCGGCACGACCGGCCCTGCTGCCGCAGGCTTTGCTGCCGGTGGTTGTGGCTGGTTGGGTTGTGGCTGCTGCGCAGGAGGTTGCTGTGCAGGAGGCTGCTGTGTCGTGGGTGCTGGCTTGACCCCGCTCACCTCCGACATCAGCGGTCCCGGTGGCTTCGTCCCCGGCACAGTGGCGGGCGACCACCCGACCCTGCCGGTGGCTGCGTCATAGAACTGATCTGATCCGCTCTCTGGATGCGTGTACCCAGTCGGCTTCCATTGCGCCTTCTTCCCCTCGGCGATTTCTTTGTTCAACCGGTCTCTTGGCACGCTCCTCGCGTCATAGGACGGATTAGGAATGTGGCTATCGACCATCGTGCCATCCCCGCGCTGCCACATATACGTGGGGAACTCGCTGCGCAGTTGATACTTGCTGTCGAGCAACTGATCCTCGCGGTTGTGCTCGATAGAGCCCGCCGCACCAGCAAGACCCTCGCCCAGCCCCGTCGCGAAGTACGGGCTCTGGCTGCGCAGCATGGCGATGCCAGCCTGCGTGAGCGGATTGGTCGCCCATCGCTGGCTCCAGTCACGCGGCGGCCTCTGCAGAGCCGGTATAGGTGTCGTCGTGACAGGACCGTAACCGAGGTTGGGAGCCCTCGGATCATCTCCCGGCAGCGGCGCTCGCCGCTTCTGCGCACTGACCTCAAGATCGCCTGCGGCATTTGGCGGCCCGCCTTCAAGCGGCGTGCCCTGCGAACCAACCGGAGCACCGGGACCGAAGCCGATGGGGGTAGTGCTGGGACCGGTGTAGCCAGCCGCTCTGGCGTAGGGCAGTCCAGCTTGTCCCTCGATGCCATAACGCTCGGCACCAATGCTCGCTGTCTGCGGGCCACCGGCAAAGCCCACATCACGACCAGCCCTGCTGCGGCTAGCGTTGCCAGTGCCGAAGTTCACCGGGTTGGCACCTCCCCACAGCGACTCATCGACACCTTGTCCGGTGGTAGCCCTCGCTACCCGTGTTGAGAACGGATAGTAGTTTGGATTGTTGACGATGTTATCGAGCGGCACGCCCTGCTGTACCGCACGGTCAATCGTAGCGGCTTGATATCCTTGCCGCGCCCTTGCGCCCCTACCCACCTCCGCCGTCGTGTTGGCATCAAAGATGCGCGCCAGCCGAGGATTGTCCTCAAGCTCACGCTGCACACGCTCGCGCGTCAGTTGGAGTGGCGAGACCTCATCAGCTTGCTGCGGATTACCTGCAGGCGAGCCGCGCGGCGGCCCAGTAAGTCTGCGTGACCCCTCAGTGCCAAGATAAGGCGCGAGCGGGTCTGGTGACGGGATGTTTGGCCGGGTGGGGAGCTTGTCCAGCCCGAGAGTAACGCGCGAGGGCGCAGCCGCCATCCTCTCCTTGAACACCCGCTCGTCTTCCGGGTTGCCAGTGCGCGGTATCACCGCCGGATCGCCAGTGTCCCGCGTATCTCCCCTGTCGCCCTCATCATCAGGGCCGCCGTCCTCAAGGTACTGGATAGCACCGGGAGCAACAGGGCCGCCGTGCTTGAACAGCCCGCCAATCAACCTGCCAGCCGCTCCTCCGATAGCGCCGCCAATCGGGCCACCAATAGCCGTGCCGCCTGCAGCACCAAGCGCGCCGCCGATGCTGCTGCCGAACGAGGAGGAGCTATCCTGCGATGTCGTGCCAATCGGCGAGGCCGTCTGCTGCATGCCCGTGCTGCCAGAAGCAGAGGCAAGCTGCGGCGCACGTATGTACGGCTGCTTGTACTTGGGGATCTTGAACTTCCCGAAGATGTCGGGCGTCTCGGGCTGGGTCGGCTGCTGCTTGCCTACCTGCTCGATATCGTGGAGCACCTCGTCCTTGGTGCCGCTGTCGTCCTGACTTTTGACACTGGTGCTGCTGCTGTCCTGCTGGCGCTCTTGATCGTCGTCATAGTTATCGCTACGCGAATCATCGCCTAGGTAGCCGCCGCTGGCGAGGCGCGGCACACGACCGCCGTCCTTGCTGGTGAAGAGCCCGCCCGCCACACTGGCGAGGCCCAGTGCCTGCGATAGTGGATTGGGCGTCGGCGGCGTGCTGACGCCGGTCGAGGACGCCGAGGTGCTGGTCGTCCCCTGACCCACCGTCCCCGTCAACGGGCCGATGCCGCCGAGGGCTGCGCCTTCCCAGTTCGCCACTTGGAACGGATAGGCTCCGCGCTGCTGCGCGTTGGCCGTCGCCACATCGAGTTCGCGCTGTGACTGTGCCTGCTGCACGGTGCCAGCCTTCATGGCCTCCTCGGCACCCTGTACGCTGAAGGACTTAAGCTTGTTGTACTCGTCCAGCGCCTGCGTGTAGCCAGACTGACGGAGCCCAGCGATGACGGGGGCCTGCGCTAGCTGCTGCTGCCCGCCCACCTCCGCTGCCGCCACACCCATGCGGTCGCCGCCGAAGGCGTTGCCAGACCGGATGCCCTGACTGAGCAGCGTGTTGCTCTGGATCTTGTTCTGGTTGTTGAACCAGTCCTGCGTGGCATTGACCACGTCCTCAGTATACGGAGACTCGATCTCACGTATCTTGGCGGGATCGAAGTCGCCGAGGTGCGTCCCGACATCGAACATCTGCTGGATGGCAGCAGTCTGATTGGGATTGAACGGCGCGACATTCGACTGCATCGCCGGGTCGAACGGCGTGCCAGACAGGGCCACAACCTTGTCGAGGAACGTCTCATAACGCGCTCCGGTCGCCGGGGATGGCCCCTGCGCGAAGTTCGTTGTGGACATACCGGACGAGGTGCCGCCCGTGGTAGTCGAAGCACCTGATGGAGTCGGTGCGCTACCTTTGCTCCCGCACATTCTTACCCTCGTCTCGTCCTCCGACACGAAGGATAGTCTCGACTAGCGGCACCACTTCCAGCGTTCGCTCCTTGCGCGCCTTGAGGTCATGCTCCTCAAGCCGCCGCATCTCCTGACGCATCTTCTCGTTCTGCCGTGGGATCGCCCCGTACATGAAGAAGGCACCGACACACGGCATGTGACGTGCGTACAGCCGCACCTTGCCCTCGGTGCGGTCGAAGCTGTTGATGCCAACCTGCACCGGTAGCTTCATCAAGTTGCTCGTCCACTTGGCCTGCTCGATCAGCATGCGGGCATAGTTGCTCTTGCGATACTTCGGATGGACGAAGTTCCACCGCTCCAGCAGGTACTCGTCGTCGCTGTACCAGTCGCTGACGATCAGCATTCCCATGGTCGCCACCACGCGACCGCCTTCATCGATCACCCAGATGAACCCACCCTTGCGCCGGGTGGCGATCTTGATTCCCTCCCGTACCTTATCGTCATTCACCCCGAACATGCCGTTCTCGCTGTGCAGCAGCATCAGCAGGGCGAAGATCTGGTCCTCGTCAGCCGGGGTCGCGAACCGCACACCCGGCACGCCTGTCTCGGGATGGTAGAATGGCTTCATCGTGATGGCCCCGGCAGCTTCTTCTGGTAGGCCTGCACCTGCTTGCGGATACCCTCGATGCTCTTGCACAGGATCTCCGTCCCCGCCTCGGGGTCACCACCACCCAGCGCCGCCACGATCTCGGGGTCTACCAGCATCTCGCCGCCAGCCGTGATGATGGGCGTGGTCTCGTCGTCCATGTCGTCCAAATACCCGCCATTGGCGAACCCGTGCGGCAGACCCTTGGAACTGACCGGCAGATCCTGAAACGGCACCTTCTGCGGCGGAGCCACGATGGGCCGGGGAGCCGGAAGCTGACGCGAGCCGGGGCCGGTGATCCTGCCCATGCGTCCTATCCCACCCTTCAGTCCGGGGGCAGCCCCTCGCCGCATACCAGCAGCGGCAGCGCCAGTCACGGAATGCGTGAGCAACTGCCCCCACATCTTGGCACCCGCCATGGTGTTGCCCTCGCCCAAGCCTGACACCACGTCGGCTGGGATGACGAAAGACCCCGTGCGCGCCCGCATCGGGATGCGATCCGTGCGCCCCGGTACACTGGAATTGATCAAATGTGCGCCCGGTGATTGCACTGCTGGCACATTGATAGCAGCCAGATTGGAGCCTCGGGGAGGCTTCACGTTCAGCGCCCCGAAGTGTGACTGCTGCCCCATGGAGCTTATCGAGGACGGGCTCGCCACGGGCTTGGCCAGCCCACCGGCTGCCAGCCCCCGCACCAGCCCGCCGTGCGCAAAGCCGGGGGTCTGTCCCAGCCCAGCCGTGGGCGAGGACATCACGTTGCTGACCATGGCATCCACGTTCATGGGCGTAGACGGATTGCCGCCACCCCCGGTGCCAATGTCGCTGAACCCCACCGAGCTTGAGCCTAGGCCAGCCGTCTGCTGGACCTTCTCCTGCTCCTGATTTTGCACCCCCTGCATCACCATCATCGCCGCTACCTGAGTAGAGACCCCGAAGGCCTTTGCCGTTGCCTCCACCAGACCGGGGGCCATAGCCGCCACCCTCTCCGGTAGTCTTGGGTTGGCGTCCGCCGCCTGTGTCGCCGAGGCTATCGCCTGCGCTGCAGCAGGCGAGGAGGGCGCGGGAACACCGGGCGCAGGCGAAGTGGTCGAAGGCGCAGGCCCCTGCGAGGGCGCTGGCGCGGGCGCGGGCGCGGGCGTTTGCGGAGTGGTCTGCGGCGTGGTGGTCTGGGGCGTCGTCGTCTGGGGTGTTGTTGTCGTCACCTCTACCGGGGTTGACCACGTCTGATCCTTATTCGCCTGCGTCATCGCATCGACAATGTCCGCGATAGTGGCAGGCGACCGCCCCTGAATGTCAGCAGAAGGCTGCGGCGACACGGCGGGGGCAGGAGCCGGTGTTTGCTCCTGTTGTCCCGTCTGCTGACTCATCGGAGTCGGATCGAAACTGTACGGATCAAGACCGGGAGTTACGGTCCCCGGCTCAGCTAAACCGGGAGCAGTGGAAGGATCAGCAGCAGGGAAACCGCCGAATGTAGCGGCATCCATCCCCTCGAACGCTTCCGCATTGGCATGACCAATGCCGGGAGTAGCAGTCGGCGCGGGCGCAGGAGCAGCAGGCGCGGCAGGATTGTAGCCCACCATCGCTTGCTCAATTCCCGCAGCGATCTGCGACGAAACCATGGTGCCAATACCGAAAGGCGCAGTTGTGCTCCACCCCAACGCAGCAGCAGCCTTGGTGGCAATATCTGTAAGTGCTGCCTTAGCCTGAGCAGGGGGAACCCCAGCCTTCTCCAAGGCTGATCTGGCCTGCGCCCCCTTCGCCATGGCGTCTTCTTTGCTGGTGATCCCCTTCGTGGCTTGCGTAACAATACTGTTAATCGTCTGCTGTTGCGCCGCCGCCTTCTCTGCTGGCGTAAGCGAGGGCGCAATAGCAGGATCAAGAGTGGACGGGTCCATACTCTCGAACGCTTCCTCGTTGGCATGCCCCTTCTCGCCAAGACCAGTCTGAGCGTCCATCGCTGCTTGGTTCGCATGACCCTGCGTTACAGCGCCAAGACCTTGAGCCTCCATCGCTGCTTGATTCGCGTGCCCCGGAGCAGGAGCAGCAGGAGCCGCCTCCATTGCCGCTTGGTTAGCGTGCCCTTGCTCTACAGCACTAAGACCGGGCGTGCTCCCCATCGTTGCCGGATTGGCGTGCCCCGGAGCAGGACCAAGGCCGGGAGCAGGCGCAGCGGGGGCAGGAGCAGGCGCAGCAGGAGGAGTCGCAATATCCGTCAAGGCTTGGGTCTGAGTAGCAATAGCTGCCTGCGTTGCAGCTTGGTTGTCCGCTATCGCTTGATCAACGGTTGCAGTGATGGCCTGATTGGTCAGTCCCGGAGCAGGAGCAACAACGCTCTTGTCAGCAGCCGTCAACGTGTCCGATACTTGTTGATCCTGCTCAGAAGCCGCCAACTGATCCACCACCGCAGACACATTCTCGTTCTGAGCTTGTGCTTCATTCTCTGCCTGCGCTTGTGCTGCCGCCTCCTGCGCTGCTTGCGTACTAACGGTGGCTGGCGCAGGAGTAAGATCGTGCGCAGCAGACAGGTTCTCCATATCCTGAGTGGTGGCGGGCGCACCCTTGCTTGCAGCAAAGTCTGCAGCGTGCGCAGCATCCAGTGCATCCTGCGCTGCCGTGTTGGCGTGCGTAGCAGCCTGTGTACCGGGAGCAGCAGTCTGAGAGTCGTCGTCAGTGCCTTGGGTGCCCTCAATCCCGCCAGTCTGCGCGCCGCCAGTGACGGCACCAGCGAGATCGGCAGAAGTTGCAAGGCCGCCTGTCATGCCGCCAGTCGGTGTGCCGCCAACAAGACCTCCAGCCGTAGGATCTCCGGTATACCCGCCGACCGTGCCGAGCCCATAGGTGCCGAGATTGCCGGGAGCCGCAGTAAAGTTGCCGGGACTGAACCCATAATTCGGATCAGCAGAGAACGATGGACCTCCGGTTATGGTGCCGGGATCGAGTGAGTTGGAGAAGGCCTGATTGGCAGTGGCTTTCCCGCCACTCAGTTCGTTGGCGATAGCTGCGCCGATGGTAGCCACGGTGCCGGGAGCAGGCGCGGCAGCGGGAGCAGTGCCGGGAGCAGGAGCATCAGTAGCAGGATCATCAGCAGACGTAGTGGGATCGCCAGTCGTCTGACCACCTGTCAGGCCGCCGGTCGGACCACCGCCACCGATAAGACCGCCAGCAGTCGGGTCTCCGGTATAGCCGCTGACCGTGCCAAGCCCATAGCTGCCAAGCCCAGCAGCGGGGGCTGCAGTGAAGCCGCCGGTAAAGTTCCCCATGCCGTAGCTCGGATCAGCCGAGAACGAGGGGCCACCCGTAACGGTGCCGGGATCAAGAGAGTTGGAGAACGCCTGCGCAGCAGTTGGACTCAAGCCACCACTGAGTTCAGCAGCAGTGGGCGCATTCACACCGGGCGCAGGAGCAGGCGTATTGTTCTGCTGCGCTTGGGCTGCGGCGCGATCCGAAGCTACTGAACCCAGTTCTGCCGCCTGCGCGGGGCTGATACCGAGCACGCTGCCAAGCACACTGCCTAGGTCCAGACTGGCTTGGTTGGATACTGGTGCGTTGAACCCCGGAGCAGGACCAATGTCTATCGGATTAGGCGAGGGCGGGGGCGGGGCCACAGGCGCAAACGGCTCCTGCGGACTTACCGGAACTGAAGGATCGATGGCTGGCCCGTAAGGCTCGTCGTGCGTCGTGCCCACATACGGATCGAGCGATATAGATTTCGACGCAATCTCCATACTAGGAGTGAGACCCCCCAGCACGCCCTTGGCATCAGGCCCAACTTCTGGTGCCTCAAGACCCGGAGCGGGTGCTGGAGTTTCCACATTACCCTTGTCATCAGTCGTCAGTCCGTAAGCTCCCGGTCCTGCAGGACCAAACGGTCCACCCGGATCGGTGGCGAATCCGCTGAAAGTATCGGTGGCCGGGGCTCCTGCTTGCGCAGGCGCACCATGCGCCACGCCAGTATACCCGAGGCCCTGAACAGCGTTCGTGATAGCGTCCGTAACAGCGGTGACGGAGGGCGCGAGACCCCCAATCACGCTTTGCGCATCGGGCTCAGCAGATGGCGCAGGCGCTGGGGTCGCCACATTGCCACGGTCGTCAGTCGTGAGCCCGTAAGCCCCCGGCCCAGCAGGCCCGAACGGACCACCCGGATCTTGCGAAAACCCGCTGAGAGTATCAGCAGCAACCGATAAGCTTATGCCGGGAGCAGGCGCGGCAAGACCGGGGGCAGGGGCAGCAACAGGCGCATCCTGAGTCTGATCCGCTGGGGCTGCAGCAGGATCAGTATCTACAGCAGCCGCGATACTCTGCGCTTGATTGCTCTCGAACCCGCCGCCCTTAGCACCGCTACCCGGATCTGATCCTAACGCCCCGAAGTCACCGGGGCCTTGCGTCGTCGTCTGATTGTTCGCCTTATCCATATCAACGCCCTTGCCTGCCAAGGCAAGTGCAGTCGCTACATCGAGGTCAGTTACCGCACCCTTTGAAAGATCGCCAAGCGGCTCGGTGGTTACACCACGATCAATGCTCGGCGCTTCAAACCCCGGATCGGGCTCAGCAGGAGCCGTAGCGGGAGGAGACAATCCGGGAGCAGGAGCCGGGGACGCCTTGTCTGCTTCCGCCTGCGCTGCCGCATCCATGTCGGTGTCGCTGACACTGGGGCCGGTCTGCCCCTGTGCTGCCAGCGCATCGGCAGCCGCTTGTGACACTGCGTCACCGACCGACAGGCCGCCGCCCCAACCAGCGGGAGCGCCGCCAAAGGCCTCATTGGATGCGCCAAAGCCGACTGTCCCCGGAGCACCTAGACTGCCGAAGGTGCTCTCCCACCCACCCGTTGTTGGATTGCCGTAGGCACTGGGACTGAGCCCGAACGAAGCAAAGGCTGGACTTGTGTTTGGATTAGCGACCGCAACAGTCGGGTTCGCAAAGGTCGGCTGGTCACCCACTTGCGGATTGCTCTGATCGATGTCGCCCGGATCATCGCTGGGCGCACCAAGATCACCCTTGCCATCGGTCGTGCTCAAGCTCGCGAGAGAGACATCTCCCTTGCTGCTGACATTCGTGTCCCCGAAGCCGAACCCGGTCGCAGCCGCAGCAGTATTGCTGGCAGTCGCCGCAGGCCCACCCTTGCCATCATCGCTGGCCTGATCGTCAGATGCAGTTACATCGGTGCCGCCGCTGACCGAGGTGGAATAACCGGAGGTGTCATCCGTGTCGCCCGATTGGTCTCCGCTCGCGAGGCCGCCACCGGGGCCGCTTGAGTAGCCGCCCCCGACATCGCTGGCGTTGCCCGCGAAGCCACCCGAGACAGTGTTGCTCGCCATGGCCGGGGAGGCACCAGCACTGGGGTTGCCACCACCGAGCGTGCCGCCGTAGCCGGGACCGTAGCCCGCAGCATAAGCCGCCTCGGTGGCACCGAGATCGGCAGCAGCCAGACCCAGAGCATTGGTGCCGCCACCACCAGCATCACCTATTCCGAAGGAGCCCGTCCCCGGCGTTGCAGCGCCGAGATCGCCGGGACCGAAGAAGCCACCGGACAGCGCGCCCACACCGGCATAAGCCCCATAAGCCGCCGCTTGAGCAGCAGGCATACCCGCCGCTTCAAGAGCCCCCGCGATAGCTCCGGGAGCCATGTCGGCAGTCAGGCCAAGAGCAGCAGCAGAGATGCCGCTGACACCGGAGATGCCATACGCAGCAGCCGATGGGTTGCCGAAGTTGCCAGTGTCGGGACCGGCAGCCGCTGGGCCACCCTTGCCGCCCGGATCGCCTAGGCCGAAGCCAAGCCCCGAGGCAGCAGGGCCTCCAGACACTGCGCCCGGTCCAGCACCGGGGCCTGCGCCGGGGCCACCCCAGCCTGCACCCGGACCCCCGCCGGGGCCTTGTCCGGGACCGCCCTGACCCTCACCGGGACCGCCACCGGGGCCACCCTGACCGTAACCGCTGTTGCCCTCACCGTAGCCACCGAAGCCGCCGCCAAAGCCGCCACCGAAGCCGCCAAAGCCGCC